AGAATCTCACCACTGCGGTCTCTAAATTTGCCATTCGTCCTGTTCCGGCGCATAAACCAAAGCGATGCAGGGATTTGGGTGTTTAGAAACAATTTAGCAGGCAGGTTTACAATACAATCAATTAAATTGGCTTCAACCAGTTCTTTTCTAATATCGCCTTCACCGCCACTTTTAGAAGTCAAAGCTCCTTTGGCCAATACGAAACCTGCTTGTCCGCTTGGTGCCAAATGGTACATGAAATGTTGAATCCATGCGTAGTTGGCATTGCCTGTGGGTGGTGTGCCATATTTCCAACGGCCATCAGTACGCAGTAAATCACCGCTCCAATCGCTCACGTTAAACGGTGGGTTGGCAATAATGTAATCGGCTTTTAAATCTTTATGTGCATCATTTAAAAATGAACCTTCGTTGTTCCATTTTACTTGTGAATTGTCAATACCACGAATGGCGAGGTTCATTTTTGCCAATCGCCAAGTGGTTTGGTTACTTTCCTGTCCGTAAATAGAAATGTCATTGATTTTTCCACTATGCTGCTTTACAAACTCTTCGGATTGTACAAACATACCACCAGAACCACAGCAGGGGTCGAAAACCCTTCCATGGTATGGTTCTAACATTTTAATCAACAATTCTACAATACTTCGGGGCGTATAAAATTGCCCACCTTGTTTACCTTCTGCAAGGGCAAATTCTCCAAGAAAGTATTCAAACACATGACCTAAGACATCACCGTTTCTTTCTTTAGTCGCTTTTAATTGAATTTTACCTATTTCATCGAACAATTCTCCTAAACTGGTTGGATCAAGGTTTTGGCGAGCATAAACTTTTGGTAAAACTCCTTTCAAGGAAGGATTTTCTTTTTCGATGGCATCCATTGCTTCGTCAACTGATTTCCCAATTGTCGGTTGTTTTGCTTTTGACAAAAAAGAATTCCATCGGGCTTTTTCAGGTACAAAAAATACATTTTCTGTCTTGTATTCGTCTTTATCTTCCGGGTCTGCTCCAGCATATTCTCCTTCTCCGGTTTCTAATTTTTTATACAGTTTTGTAAATGCATCTGAGATGTACTTAAGGAAAATTAATCCTAAAACAACGTGTTTATATTCAGCAGCATCAATGTTTTTCCTTAGTTTATTGGCAGCTTTCCAGAGTTGTTTTTCTAAAGGTTCTTCGTTATTGTTTCCGTTTTTCTTCGCCATATATTTTATTTTCTTTTTAAAGCCATAAATTTACAGAAATAGATTCCGTTTCTGTCTGTGCGATGGCAAAAATTGCACTCTTTTGCAAATTTTGGTCTGTGCGTCAGCCTGTGCGATTTGCAAATGTGTGCAATGTGCGTGGGCTTCCCCAACTGTCCCGAAGGGCAGAAGCGGGCGGGCAAAAACTAATTTTTTCTTGCAATATCTTTCAATCAGTGCTACTATATTTCTTTCTGTTTTCTCAATTTTCTAATCTGTTTATCAATGTTCGGTGGTCTTTTCTACACTTGCCCACAACATTATGTATAGCAAATAAGCCAGTCAGGTTATTGTTTTAATTCAAATTTGGTGCATGGCTTACTTGCCATACACTCGTCCGATATAAAAATTAAATACAGGGCCTTATTTACCTCATTTTACAGGTAATGTATTCAACAAATTCTCTTACTGTATATCCCTCTTCAACTTCAAATTCTTCTTTAACCTCAGAATCCTTCACAATTCTGATTTTTCTGGAATATCCTATATAACTTACAAAAGTATTATTTCCCAGATCTACAATAAGATTCTTACCCTTGGCAGTTGCTCTCATGTTTAATTGATCAATATCTTTATCTCCTATTTCCATCACAATTCTATTTTTTGAATAAAACCTTTTACAATATCAAATCCATTAAAAAATTTTATTAAATCCTCAGGGTCTAATATTTTCAATATCAACACATCCTTCCCCTTATTGTTTCCATATTATAGTTTTAATAAGTGATCATAATATTCACATAACACCTTCTGAGCTTCCTTAAGGGATTTCCCACTATTTATATTCAATTCCACATAAAGGGACATAATTTTTGTCATATATTCAAAATTTCCTTTCTTTGGATTGAATTCAGAACTCTTAACATCGTTTACATTTATCATATCCTTTTTAAGAAGATTTTCTGTCAGGATTTTATATTGAATTATGAATTTTTTAACAATATCCTTTTTCATAAATTTTTCTTCTTCAGATATGAAATACCCGAATTCTTTAGCAAGGAATATTATCAATAATTCTGTCATAACAATCATTATCAAAAATATCCAAGTAATAAAATTATGCCTTACAATTCTTCTGGATTGAATTTTAACATTTCCTTCCAATTTCTTTAGTTCTACATCCTTTTTGTTTTGTAGTAGAAGGATTCTTTCCTTTTGATTCTGATCAAAATCTTTTCTGTATTCACTTAATTCTTTCTGTACCCTGGAAATATTTTCTGTGATAACAGCCCTGTCTTTCAAGTCTGCAGCTCTCCTATTCATCCAGAAATCTAATTCCTGATCTAACCTTTTGAATTCATTAGAACCCTCAAAAGATAAAACCCTTAAACTGTCAATTTGAGAAACATATTTATTCACAATATTCTCTGTCTCCTGATCATTAAAAGTAGTAGTTTCATTGGTCATTATATTCCCTTTATTTGTCCATAAATATATTCCTGTACTGGACATAATAAGGGAAATAATAAAGGTAGCAATTATGATAAATTTACTACCTTCCTTTTTTGAAAATAATTTCCTCAGCTCTCTTACCTTCACATATTCATTGAATATCAGAAATAATATTGTAAACAGTATAAGAACTAAAATCAGTAAAACATTATCTTCCTGTTTAGTATATTCCCTTACAATTGACAATGAAAATATCACTGAAAAAACTGAGGCACTCCAGGAACCTATCAAATTAATTAACTTGAATAAACTATTTTTTTGTTCTACCTGGAGGATTCTTTTTGTTGGCTTCATCTTTCACTTTTATTTGTTTAGAAATTACAATATCAAACACTGAACCTGAATTTTTATGGTAATTGAAAAAAAGATTTAATTCATCTCCTATCAATATATTATTTGGACCATCTTTAGGTTCATATTGCCCTTCTAATATACTAATAAAATCCTTTAATTCCTTCTTTTTTTCTTCAATATCCACTTTCAAATCTCCAAGTTCATTTTCCAATTTTTTCTCTTTTTCAATCTGAGAATTTAGAGATTTTGTTCTCAAAAACAATTCCCTTTCCTTTTTATCTTTTCTTTCCATATATTTAGTATTAAAAATTGTAGTAGTAGTAATGCAAAAAACCAGGACCGAAGTCCTGGAATTTTAACAAAATGGAACCACCCATTATGACATTACCGGCTGAGAAACAAAATTGAAAACCTGTCTATCATATAAAGTTTTAAATACCTCATTTGATTTGAAGTTTTCATTATGGTTCAACTGGTAATTAAAAGCATTATAAACCAACCAGTCATTTGGAACCTGCCCAAATATTACAACATTTGATAATTTTGCTTTTTGATCTTCTGAATACTTCATTTATTTTAATTTTCTAATTCTTGTTATTTTTTCATCTCCAATAGGAGGATTTGTTAATGGTATTCTGGAAACACCCTGAATCTCAAATTCATCCTCATTTTCCCAATACATTGGAAGAAGTTCAAAATAATTTTCTCCAGGGATTTTATCATTCTGCAGATCAAATCCAAAACTTGTTAAAACACATGATTTCAGATTCATAAATTTCCCTCCATGTTTCTTTATTTTAGTATCAAAAGGTTTATCCCTTTCCAATAATTTCATTACCTTATCAACACATCCTTCCCCTTTTGGAATTATCAATAAAGTTTCTACCTCATAATTCCCACTGTATTTATTATGAGAAACCTTCAGGGTTTTATTAAAGATTTTATATTTGAAATCAAATTCTATTGTTTCCATAATATATTAGTTTTACTGATTACTGATTAAATATAGGCCTAAACAAAATCTATAAATTCTTCAGGAGCTTCATAATAAATTGTTCCTGCAGGATCAATAAAATAACCCTCTTCCTCACAATCTGGACACAAATAAGAGATTTTTGAAAAATGATATTTTCCACAATTTAGACATTTGATAACAGGAAAATAAATACCCCTGTGGTTGTACCATTCATATTTTTCAGGGTTTGTAATCCCAGAAGCATCATGGGATTTGGTTTTTGCGATGTTCCAATTAATTGTTTCCATTTTTGTATATTTTAATTGTTAGAATTAATACCCAATACAAATATATATAAATTATTTAACATATAAAAATTATATATGAGTTTTTTCAATAAAAATGCAATTTATATTTATTCAAATAAAACATTACATAGCTGAAAAACTAATAAATTTATAACTCTGGTGAAAAGTCATTTCCCTGGTATTTAAAGACATCAGTTTTGTTGCAAATAACTGTTTATCCTTAATATTGGCCTCAAAATGTTCCACATAAGTGGTTATATCCTGCCCTTTCAATTTATGATAATCAACTGAATTACTTACCTGACTGGCTGTAAAAAAACTTACATTAAAGATCAAATTCAATTCAGGGAAAAAAACAATATGATACCCCCATTCAGATAAAGATACCAATTGATCATAATACTTTTTTACTAAATCTTCCATATCTATTTATTTAACATTTTCTTTACTGCAGTTTTATGTATATGATCATGTTGTTCCTTTACACTTCCCTTAAAATTATCATCTGCCCTTTTCTTCAACATCCTTTTCTTATCATCTGCACTCATAGAATTAAACCTCCCAAAATTGGTACATAATCCTCCATCAGGGTCTTTAATAAATTCCAAGTTACTACTACTACAACTACTACACTTTAAATCCCGTCCATTTTTGTCCTTATAAACAGGATTTCCATTAACTATACTGGTTCTGTATCGATCGAATATAGTTTCTTTACCACAATCTTTACAATTAAACTTTCCCATGATTATATAGTTTTATCACAATAATACATAATCAATAAACTATCCACCTTTCCATCATGAGGAATCTTACACCTTTCATTTGCCCTCAAATCCATATCAGGCATCAATCTTTTAATGGCCATCAAACTCATTTTTTTAGTATCATTTACCATTGTTTTCCCAGATTTAGAAGGTTTCTTTTGAATTGGGATTCCTTCCCAGCAAAAACTTTGCCATTTTCTTGGTTTCACTATTGTATATGGAATATGATTTGCTACTAAAAATGCTTCCAAATACCCATAAACCCTACCGAATGTAAAAGTGGCTGAGGCAGAACTACCATATATTGCTTGGGCATATTCCAAGAAAAAATGAATATCTGCTCCAACTATAGCTATTTCATTTTTTATCCTTTCAAAAACCTTATTTAATTTATTAACATCAATTTCTTTTCCTATTAAAGGAATTGGATAACAAAAAATATTGTCATCAATTTTAATACTGATAAAACCATCTTTTCCTACATCAATTCCACCTCTGATTCTGTATGCCATTATTTTACAATTTTACTTATATAATTTTCATTCTTTACTAACAGGGTATTATCATACAATTCATCAATTGCTGTATGAGTAGTAACCAATATTGTTTTATTAAAAGCTTCCAGGGAAACAAGAACATTTCTTACTCCTAAAGCATCCAATCCTTCTGCAATTTCATCAGTCCATATAATATCCAGACCCCCTTTTTCATGTGTTGAATTTATAAGATCTTGAATAGCCACAACACAGGAATATTCTACCCTTGCCCTTTCACCCCCTGAAAGTGAATTAAATGAAACAATATCTCCATTATCTATTATCATAGGGGTGATTTCCTCCTTAAGTGTTCCATCTGCCTTCTGTTTAAATCCCTCTAATTTCAATCTTATATCACTATTCATATCCACCAAACAACCATTTATTTTGGTCTGAATAATATCCAAGATCTTATTTGATAGAGACATTTTGAATTTTTGAAAATAAAAAGACCAAACATTTAACCTGGTTATTTCATTATTCACTTCATGAAATTTATTTACCTCATCGTCTTGTTTTACTTTTATCTCTTTGATTTGTTTTTTCAAGGACTCAGCATGAGAATTATCATTTTCCTCATTTTCAATCAAATTAATTTTTTCCCTAATTTGTTTTATCCCTTCCTTAGTATTCTCTGAGTTCTCTTCAATAGCTTTTATTTTTGTTTCAGTTCGATTTATTTCTAAATCTATTTCTTCCATTTTATGGGAAACATCCCTTTTCTTTCTAACAGCATCATCATACTTCTTCTCAATTTTTCTTTTCTCTTCCACACAATCTGATAAACTTTTTTCCTTTTCCCGTTTTTTACCTTTTAATTCTAAAATCAATTCATCGGTTTCATCAATATCCTTTTCTGTTTCTTTTACCTCCTTTATTAATTCTTTTTTTCTTTCTTTTAGATCTGAAATATTAACCCCCTCTTTTTTTAATAAAAACTGATTTTTACATTTTGGACATTCAATCACCCCCATCAATGTTTTTTCTATATCTGTAAATTCTTGATTCAATTTTTTAAGTTCTTGAACAAATACCTCTTTTGTAGGATTCATTTTTTCAATAGATTCCTTTAATCCTTTTATTTCTCCGTCTAATTTTTTAGCCTTTTCTATAATTTCTGAAGTGTCCCCTTTAAATTTTTCAGGATCTATTTTTTTATGTTCTTCTTGAAGTTTTTCAATTTCTTCCTTTTTTTCAGTTTTATAAATATCCAAATCAATAATATCTGCCTTATCTTTATCAATCAAAAGCAAAGCCTTTTTAATATCCTCATTACATTTCTCAATTCTGGCTTTTTTATTCTCCTCAAATTCACCATTATTTATATTGGATAATGCTTCATTTAAAGATTCAATTTTCCCTTCCAATTTCTCCATCTCCAGTTCTACTTCTCTTTTTTTAATCTCCTCATTATCAACCTTCCCTTTAAGATCCTGAATGGAATTGTTTATAAAACTAAAATCATACATCCTGCTTATTAATTCCAATTTTTTAGTATTACTGGAATAAAAGAAAGACAAATACCTTTCTTTATTCAAGATATAATAATTCTGAAGATCTTCTTTAGTTATCCCCAACCAATTTATAATGAATTTATCTGCATCTATTACATTGGTCAAATTTTTAACAGGAACATCATTTATAGTAATTCCACAGGAAGAACTACCGGATTTAGGAATAATCCTTTGAATAATCATCTCCTCATTATTTACAGGATCTACAATGGTGCATTCAATTTTTGCTTTATCACACCCCCTTCTAATCAATTCTACATCCCTGGTTTTTCTACTGGTGGTTTTCATAATGGAATATTCTAAAGCTGCCTGAAGTGCAGATTTTCCACTTCCATTACTTTCCTGCCCTTTTTTAGAAAAATTTTTCCCTTGAATTAACAATGGTTTACCCCTATCAAATTCATATTCTTCCTCAGCAAAAGAGAGGAAATTTTCAAGATAAATTCTTTTTACGAACATACTTCCTGTAATTTATTTTGTAATTCTTCTACTAATTCTGGATTATCATTTAACAATTTAATGACATTTTTATCTCCCTGACCAAGTTTAAATTCATTAAAACTCATCCAACCCCCTCCTGCTTTTTCAATAACTCCATTTTCAATACATTCTTCTATCAGTTCCTTCATTTCACTATACTCCTCATCAAATCCTTTACCAAGCATAAATATCACCTCAGCTTCCTTAAATGGAGTTCCCACTTTATTCTTTTTAACCTTGATCCTGTTAATATACCCTACAATATCATCACCCTCATTAATATTTTTGGATTTTATAATTTCAAGTCTTTGAGCAGCAAAAAATTTCAGAGCATTCCCTCCAGTTGTTACTTTTGAATCTCCATACATTACTCCAATCTTCTCCCTGAATTGATTTATAAATAAAACTGTTGTTCCATGTCTTTTACAGGAAGCAACCAATTTTCTCATAGTTTGACTCATTAATCTTGCGTGTAATCCCATTTTAGAATCACCAAAATCCCCCTCAATTTCTGCCCTTGGAGTCATTGCAGCAACTGAATCAATTACAATCAATCCAAATTCTCCAGATTTAATTAACATCTCTGTAATATCTGCAGCTTCCTCACCACAATCCGGTTGACTTAAATATAATGATTCAACATCAACCCCAAGAGATTTTGCATATACAGGATCAAAAGTATGTTCAACATCAATATACCCACATAATTTACCATCATATTGAACCTCTTTAATTGCAATCAAAGAAATACTACTTTTCCCGGATGATTCCCAACCCATAAATTCAACAATCATTCCATAAGGAATACCTCCACCAAGAGCCTTATCAAGTTTCTTACTCCCTGAGGAGAATTTAGGAACATCTACAATTTCTTCTACTCCCAATTGTTTTATTGCTCCCTTACCATATTTTTTTTGAATTTCAGAAACAGTTTTTTTAACATCCATAATCTAATTTTTTAAGTTATCTCCAATCCTTTTTATCTTTACTTTTATAAATGAAGCGTAAAACCAAACCATCTTTAGTGGTTTGGATGTAAGCGACCTCTTTTTCCGCTTGATATTTTGAAATAATTGTTGTATATTTGTATAACTCTGGTTTTGGGACGCAATCGGAGTATAAATAAAAACAAGTGGAGGCGTTAACGTTGGTTAAGTCTATGAACCTTGAAGCCCAACCCATCGCCTATGGCGTGGGTGGGTAGTTCACATTTAACAATTCAACACCTTCTTCATAATCCAATTTTTCCTGTTCACAAAAATCTTTAAATTCATCCAATAATTGGGATTTATTGATTTTTTCCAGATTAACTTTTTTTATCGATTCCTTTATTTCAACTGAAGCAATTTTGATCTTAACATCCACCCCCATCATATTCAGGAAATTTTTATCTATATTCTTCAATTTTGCCTCATCCCCTGAAAACTCAAACCTAATATTATCTTTTAGATTTTTGGTTTCTTTTTCAGCCATTTTTACAATCTCATTTGATGATATTTTGTTAATATCAATAGATATTTTTTTATAAATAGGGAAATCAGATTTTACAATTTCAAAAGTCAGATCATCATACAATATTGTGAATCCTTTTACTTCATCTTCTCCAAAATTACCCTGGCAAATTGAAGGAATATGATACATATTTGGAGCCAAAGTTTGTTCATCATGATAATGACCTGATAACACCAAATCAAATTTCTTAAATAATTTTGGCTTTAAGGGAGTACTAACAAGACTTCCATCATTATTAACACTACCCTCAAATGCCATGTGTGTCAGTAAAACATTCTTTATATTTGACAATAGATCAGGTTTAAATTCTTCCAGCCACATATTTTCCTCCAGGTATGGCATAAAATGAATTCTTATCCCTTCTATAATATCCAATTTATCACCCTCACTCATTAATTTTAAGGCTGGATGACCTTCGTAAGGATTTAAGAATGATTTATAGGATGAATAATTTGTTTTATCATGATTACCTGGGATTACATATAATTCCAATCCATAATCATTTATTATATCCAAAATTTCTTTAAAAGCCAATAACACCTTTTGTCTTTGGGCAATCCTACTATTTAAAACATCCCCCAAACAGAAAAGATTTTTAATTTTTAATTCTTTGGCTTTTTTACATTTTTGAATAATCAGATCTTTAATTAGTTCTGTATTTTCATCCTTAAGGTGCCAATCTGTTGATAGTAATCCCAAAATATTTTTCATAGATTTAATTTTAAGAAGGGAAGGGGGAATGGAAACCCCCAACCCTAATGGATATTAATATAAAACACACAAACTTAATCTGATTTCTTTTGACCAGCCTTTTTCTTAAGCTTATCAATTTTGGCCTGAACTTCAGGATCAACCTCATCTTCTGATTTTGCCTCAACATCATTGGATTCTGATTTTTCCTCCTCCTTTTCTTCCTCTTTTTCCTCAGAAGTTTCTTCTTTTTTAGTATCTTCATCAACAGGTTCCTGGTTTTCTGCATAATCATCAAATGGTAATTCTTCTTCATCATCAATCAATTTACACCATTCAATCATTATTTCCTTATCATCCAAAACTGTTTTTGGAATTTCAATTTCTTCATCATAATTTTCCAGGATATAAGCCATGATTTTCTTCTTCATTTTGATCTTATTCCATGCAGGTTCTGAATAATCCTCTCCTTTTGTTGATTCTCCAGCCTCAACCTTTTTCTTGGTCTCAATAGCTTTTTTGTTTTTATCCTCATCCAGGATAGGATTTTTCTCTTTTTCTTCTTTTTCCCTATCTAATCCATATTTGGATTTTTCAGGAACTTGTTCTTCGATTTCATTCAGTTCTGCAATGAATTCTTCATTTTCAAAAATATCATACTCATTTTCTTCATCAAAGATTTTTAAACCGCCAATTGCAAGTTCAAAATCTCTTTTGGTGTAAGATCCTACGAACAATTCTTTTAAAGGTTTTTTATCATCCAATTCTTTTAATTGTTCATCTGATAACTGTTCTTTTTTCCTGGCAGCTTTCCATTCTTTTAAAGCTTCTTCTTCAGAATCATACTCCTTAATAAAGTCATTGAAATCATATTCCATTTTATTGACCTTATGTTTATCAGATTTATCTGAAGGATCATAATCAATAATGAGGCTTACCCCATCATCAGGATCACTAAAAATATCAATGGCAATAGGTTCATTTGATTTCTCATTAACATTCAATTCTTCCATTTTTTTTACAATTTTTGGATAGAATTCAATCTGTCCCAATTTTCCATCTTTCCAGGACCATGCAACATAATTTGTTGAAGGTCTAATACCAGGAGTCCATTTTCCTTTCTTATCAATATAACCGGTAACAGGATAAAGGAATTTCTGTCTTTCATCCTTATCCTGAATTTCATCTTTAGCCTTTTTAAAGACATAATCAATGTATAGTTCAATAGGATCTTTAGGAAGATTCCCATGAACTGTTGCAATAAAAATTCTTTTTTTCCTAATTTCAGTTTCTTCCAGTTCATTACCTTCAGAATCTCTTTTAGGAAGTTCACATTTCAAATAGGCAGTTCTTAAAGCTTGAAATGGAGGATCGTTAGGGTCATGAGGAGGAGCAATTCTAAAAATATTCTTTCCTTCTTCAATATTATGAAAATTTGTAGAGAACTTGCTCCTACTTTTGGCCTCTGCCTTTTTCCTGGTTTCTTTTAAACTGCTAATTTTAGCACCTTTAAATTTGTTTCTGTCAAAACTCATAATTTTACATTTTAAATATTAATATTAATTGTTAGTTAAAGTTTTCTTATGTTTACTGATATACAGTGTATTTATTTTTCCTTCGACAATTTCATTTGCCAATTCTTCAGGAGTTACTCCCTGTATCATTACGTTCAATTTCTTATCTTTGGACTGAACAGCCCAATATATTGCATCTACAAAATTAAAATTCTTTTCTGCAGTAATTACATTTTTTTTCTTAATCTGATACCCCTCATCCAATACCATTGCTTCATTTAGGGAATCCACAGTCAATTTAACCCATTCTTCCCCAACCTTAAATTTACCAGAATTATCAACTGCTTCCCTTCTTTTTTCCTTTCTTCTTTCAGCATCATAAATGGCCAATTCCAATTTCTTATGTTCACATTCTTCCTGAGCTTGTGCCTTCAAAAGACCTACCTTATTTAATAAGGCAGCTGAAGTAATGGCTTCTGCATAAATATTTGAATAATCTATTGAGGTTAATTTATCCACATCCACCTCTTTATCAAATTCTCCAAATATAATTTTAATTACACTTTTTTCAGTATGAATCAATACATGTTCAGTTTTCTGAGCTTTATTCTTTTCCATAATCAAATTTTAATTGTAGTAATCCCTGTTCGTATAAATATTTCATTTCACTAAATTCTTTTATACTATTACTAAAAAATAAAGGGACAGCTTTCATAAACGATTCTTCACTTAAAATAACCTGAGTATAGATCAATCTTTTCTTTTTCCCTTTTCTTATTGTTTTCCATCCCTTAAAATATTTATTTTCTGAATTCTTTATTAAAAACAATTGACCTATTAATATATTACCATTTTCATCCTTTTCAATGATTACTCTGGTATTTTCCCTATTCCCTCTATATTTTATTCCTAACCCCATAAAGTATTAAAATTAAGTGAATTATTTCACATATAAAAATTATATTCAATCTTTTTTAAATTTTCCTCAATTTATATTGATTCCAATTATTCTAATATCCTTATTTCACTGTCATTGTTTAATGTTAGGACATTTTTATGTTTATATGAATCATGATTTATTTCCCCTGAAAACAAAATTATTTTCTTCTCACATTCTTCCAAATATTCACTCAATACCTCCCACTGTTCTGCCCAAATTACAACTATAATAAATTCATAATTACATTCCAAGGTGATATTGGCATAATATCCATTTTTACTTTCCCTTATAATTACTTCTTCTACATACCCTCCTATTTTGGCTAAATTGTTTGGAGCATTCCAGATTTCAAATATAAACGAATCAGGATCTACATAATCATAATCACAATCCAAAAATTCTTCAGTTAATGTCTGATAAGGAAATATTGCAAACCCTGATATTAATTTTTGTTGTAATATCCACCACCAATTTTCACTTAAAAATTTCTTATTAGTGCTAAATAAATCCTTATCCTTATCAATCTTCACCTTCCTTTCCTTTCTATAAAAATCAATCAATTTCATTCTATCTTTAGGATTCTTAATTCCTTCCAGATCATCAAAAACTCCTGATATTACCAAATTTTCAATTACAGATTTATCTACTTTACTACCTTTAAAATTATGCCTGGATAAAAATTCTTCAAATGAGAAATATTTCCCCTCAGATCTATATTTCATTAATTCTTCCACAATCACATCTCCAAACTGTTTTATAGATAATAATCCCCATGTAATATTTCCTTTTTCATGATCTGCCACAAAATTTATTTCTGAAACATTTATATCTGGAGGAACCACATTTATATCTCCAATTTTATAGATCTCTGAAATATATCCGGAAATATCTTTATCTTTTGCAAATGAGAATGCTGTCTCCCAAAAATGAACAGGATAATGAACCTTAAACCATTGACTTATATACCCCATTAAAGTATAAGCAGCAGCATGAGATCTATTAAAACCATACGAAGCAAACCTTCCTAATTTAACCCATATATCTTCAGCTTCTTTTTTAGGACATCCTATTTTAATTGCATTATCCAGAAATTTACCTTTATAATATCCCAATTTTTCTTTACTTGATCTACTACTACTAATAATTTTTCTAATATCATCTGCCTCAACTAAATTAAATCCCCCTAATTTTTGACATATCTGCATTATCTGTTCCTGATAAATAACCAATCCATAAGTATCTTTTGTAATTTCTTCACACCCCCACATATAATCAACTTCCCTTTGACCATGTTTCCTTAAAACATATTCATTATGAAAATTTGACTCCATTGCACCAGGCCTATATAAAGCATTTATTGCAATAAGATCTTCAATATCTTCAGGTTGTAATTGTTTACAATATTCGATCAGTCCTTTTGTTCCAAATTGAAAAGTATCTTTATTCCACCCCTTCCTAAAATATTCAAAAACATCATCATCTTCATATTCAAACTTATAAAGATCTATGAATTTATCTTCAACCCTTTTAATTGATTTAACAATACTTGCAAATTTATCCAATTCTAAAATTCCTAAAATATCCTCTTTTAAAAATCCTGCATCTGATAATTGACCACCTTCCCATTCAGAAACTAACATTTTTTCCCCATCTCTTTCCCCCCACTTAACTGGAAGCCATCTAAATATATCTTTCTCCCTGGGAACAATTAAAGTGGCACAGGCGTGAATACTTTCATTTTTAGGTTGACCATGAACTAATTTAAGATCATTTATCATTTCAATATTCTTCTGAACAAAACTTTTTATCCTGGAATTTTTGGAAGCATGTTGGAATAATTCTTCAATTTTCCCTTTTTCCAATTTTAATTCTTTGGTAACATGATTTGTTTCATCATAAGAAAAATTTATCATCCTGGCATAATCTTTAAGGAAAGCCTTAATTTGAAAAGTTCCATAAGTCCCCACTGAACAAACTTGATTTACACCATATCTTTGCTCCATATATGCTTTTACTTCATTTCTTCTTAAACCCTCAAAATCAACATCAATATCAGGAAGAGATTTTCCAACCCTACCCTCGTTTAGAAACCTCTCAAAAAGTAAATTAAATTTAATAGGATCTATCTCAGTTATACCTAATAAATATGCAATTAAACTACCCCCAGCAGACCCCCTTCCAATTCCAACAGCAATATCATTATCCTTGGACCATTTTACAATATCCCATAAGATCAAAAAATAATCAATTACATTCCCTTTTTTAATTACAATAAATTCTTTTTCCACCCTATCAATATATTCATCCATTTTATTTCCAGGGGCTTTTTTATGTAATCCATCCTCAATTAATCTCCAAAATAATTGTTCATTATCTTTAAATAATAATTTTTCTTCTGGAGTCATCCTATATTTAGGAAGATGTTTTTTTCCTGTTTCTATTTTAAATTGACATTCTTCAACCACTTTTTCCAGGTTATCCATTGCATCTGAAAATATGGTTTCACATCTATTATCACTATTTTTAAATAATTTAACCCATTCAAAAAATAAATCATCCATTGATTTGAAATGCTGATTATTAGATTCATACTCATTCCTGGCATCCATCAAATTTAATTTCTTTTTAATAGAACTATCTTCTTTATCCAGATAATATGCATCTGAAATAAGTACAGGCTTCATATTACTTTCAATGAATTTTTTCATATTCAGCAAATATTCCTTATCCCTGTCATTATTCACATATTCACAAGTATCAATCTGATAATAAACATCCATTCCAAGATCTAATGGAAAAACATCATCATAATTCATTGATTTTGGATCTACCACAATAACCAACCCCTCTGATAATTTAAAGAAATCCTTCTCCTTTATATATCCATTATTTTCAATCTTAACTTCCTTATTTATCAATAAAATGTTTTCCCAGCCTTTTTCATCCTTTACATATACCTTAATATCATATCTAAAATCATTCCTATCAACTGTATAGGTTGCTCCAATTATTGGCCTTATTTCATTTTTTACACAGGATAATTGAAAAGGTAATGTTCCAGCAAGGGTATTTTTTTCACATATACCTAATACTAAAACATCCATAAATTTAGCTTTTTTGCACCATTCATCATATTCCCTGGAACCATTCATTAATTCATATCCTCCATGAACTCCTAAAAATGAAAATCCTCCAAGTTCATTTTTTACCTTTCCAATATACTTAACAGGATTTAGTTTAGGTTTATCTTTTGAATCTTTTGGTGTATGATACCATCTACCCCCAAATTTGAAAATATAATGATCTACATCTTCTCCATTTACTCCAATTAATGAAAACTTATCATCAAATAATAATCCATCAACCGGTTTTACTAAAAAATAAACCTCATCATTGATTAGAATTTCTTCATTAGAAAACTCTTTAAAATCAATATTATTCTCCTTTAAATACCCTGTTAATTCTTCCATATTTTATTTTTCTCCTGTTGAACCAAATCCTCCTTCTTTCCTTTCTGAAACTTCCTCAGCAATATAACCTGTCCTGCCTTTTCCAAGTTCTGAAGGATCTATTTTGAATACTGAACAAGTAATCAAAGTAAGAAATTCATTCCATAATTGAAATTCCATATCCTTATTAGAATTATTTTTCAGTATTTGATTGACCATCTGGTCTATTTCTTCCTGTTGTTCCTTTGAATAATGATTTTCATCTATGCCTGTTTGGCCTCTGTCATGATTTTCATAATCAATCTGGTTTTTCTTTTTATTTTCCTTTTCTGTTTTCATAATTTTAATTTTTATTTGTTAGACTTATCAATTACAAATATACTAATTTTTCTTTATATATAAAAATTATATGGCATTTTTTTGAAAAAAATGCAATTTATATCAATTATAAATAGTCTTTTTTGGATTGAAACTTCTGAAAACTAATATTATCAGTGACTCCAGAGCTTTTTGAGTCAATTATTTTAGGTTCTGAATAATTATCTATTATAAGAAAGTTTTAAAAAAATCATCTGGTAAAACCCTGCGAATATTATTAATATATGTTTTATGCTGATATTTTCTTTCTTCTTCTTCTACTACTAAATCTATATAATCAGATTCATAATCTAAATATTTAATAGTAGCTAAAATAATAGAACCCCCAATTTTTACTTCAACTTTCCCCCCTCTAAATAAGAAATAAACTTTATCCCAATGACCCTTAACCTTTTTTTGATAATCATCCCTATAGTGAAAATTAGGTAATCCCCATTCATTTAAAAACTTTTCAATATATTTTTTCTTGTATTCTTCTGAATTAAATATGGAAAGAAGATTGTTTTTTTTACTTATGCTTTCAATCTTTTCCCTTTTTTTTATACAAATATCACTGAATTTTTTAATATCTTCTTCTCTTTTATATATCTTATACCTGCATAAATAATTCAAATATTCAATCTGTAACAATGAATAATAATCATGAATAGAAATATCCCGAGATTTACCCAAAACGAATGTTTTTAAAATTACTTTTACCTAAATTCTATTTTTATAAAAATAAAAATAATTTTTGACATTTAAAAATATTTCATCCATATATTCACGATCAGCATTCCCTGCATCAACATTTTCATCTTTAAACTCACCAATCATCACCTCAAAATTCTTTGATAACTGAAGGCTATGTTTCTTTGTTTGTTTTGTGGTTCCAAAATCATACAACATTATAATTTTCTTAACATTGGTTTTTTTCTTTAATAATCTCAGGTGATGATCTGTAACCCTATTTCCAAATGTAAAACAACACTTTATTTTTTCCTGGGAATTCAACCCATAAATATTATCCAAATTTGATTTATCAAATATTCCTTCTACGATCCAAATTTCTTCTGTGTTTTCCGTTATTTCATCAAACCCTCCTAATATTTTATTAAAATCTGTATTCTTACTATTTCTATATCTTAATACTAAACCTTCTTCCCCCTCTTTAAATTTTTTTAAATTTTCCTCATGCCATTCCTTTTCCATTTTACTTCTGGCAACCCATCCTACAACTTTATCTTCCTGTTTTAATAAAAACACTAAATATCCTTTTAACAAATAATCTGTACTAATCCCAATATTAAACTGATTATATTGATGAGGTTCAAATCCCCTATCATCTAAATATCCATCAAAATAAATCCTTTTAAATCCCCTTGGTAATTTTTTCTCTGGTAATTCCAGATCTAATTCTTTTTCTTTTTTTAGATCTTCAATTTTAAATTCAGCCTTTCTTATTTTAGGTTCAGTTAATATTAAATCATCCCTTCCAATTTCCCTCAAATATTTGTAAATAGAAACCCCTTCTCCTATTTCATAAAAACAATGAACTACCCCTCCTTTATCTGTAAACTTAATTCCAAGTTTATCACCTCTTCCACATTTAAGACATTTTAAATTCTTATTACCCCACCATCCTTTTGCTCCAAAAGGTTTCAAATTTAATTCTTCTTTTATTTTATCTGGATTAATCATCTCTTAAACTTTTTACCCTTGGACCATTAGGTGAAACTCTACCCATATTCATTTTCTTTGTTTCCTGAGGATCATAAAACCTGCCATGGGCAAAATTAGTTGCAACCCTTAAAATTCTATTTTGAGGAAAATAATTTCTCAATTTATCAAAATACAATCTTAATACTTCTGATTCTGCCTCAGATTCAGTTCTATTTATTGTAATAAAATAACTAAAGGCATTTGCCAAATTTTTCGCCCCACTAATATTATTTCTGGTCATTATAAATTCAGGATCATTCCATTGATCTTTTGGAACATTATCAGCCTGATCTGCAGTTACAAATCTGGTCCTAAATTCAGTAGCCATATTCTTAATCTTTTTACTGGTATTTTCTTTTTTATATTTTATTGAATTAGTATCAACCCCATATTTTAATCCATCACCAGGATGAATCAAATCTAAAGAATCAAGAATTATAAGATCTGGAAATTTTCCTTTTATCTTTTCATATTCCAAAATAAGATTCCTTACATCAACACAGGTTGCCTCATCAAACATCTCAAAAGCATAAATATATATATCTTTTTCCCTGGCTTTCATCCCCTGAACAACCTTATTAACCCTATTAAGCATTTCAGAATTCAAATTACCATATTTAATAGTGGTATAATTTAAAGCAGACCAAGCCTGAGTATATTTATCAAAAGCCTCATCTTTGCTTCCCTCAGCTTGAATATGTAAAACATCATACCCCAATCTACAAGCATAAACCCCTATATATTTTAATAAAGTAGATTTCCCTTCCCCACTTCTACCTAAAAAACACATGGTGTCAGTTACATCAATACCTCCATGAATTTCTTCATCTAATAAAGTTATTCCAGTAGGGACTTTATCATGATCAAAATCTCCACTCTGACTTTTCATCTGTTTATCCTTCAAAGTTTCTTCAAAATCCTCAAAAACTTTCATAAACCTACCACTCTCCATCTTCAGATTAAATCTAACAATCTCCTCACTTTCTTTAGCACTTAATTCAATTGCATCATCCTGTTTATCTTTATTGTATAATTCTTTTACTTCCTCATATAATAACTGAAATCTTACCTTTTTAATATAATCTTCCAATTGCAATAATACCTGATCTATATTTGGAGTTTTTGTGGCCTTTATTTTTTGAAGATATTCCTGTACTTTTATATTATTTGAATACTGTTGACTTACATAACCATAGGAAGGTAACTTATTATTCACGTCATAATAAGTGGTTATGGATTTATATATCAATTTTACCTCTTCCAATTCAGAAGGGATATATTGATATTTTAAAAACCTTTTTGCTATTTCAATTACTGAACTCTTTAAAAAACATAATTTTAAAAATTCCGAAAGGAAATCTGAAGTCAAAAATTCTCCCATTTTTCAAATATTATTATTACCTGTAACCAATTAAATATACCAAAAAATTAAATATGATGAACCCGAAAACCGGACTTTTTCTCCCTTAGTTCTGTTATTGCAAAAAAGGTAGACATTGCTCCATCATCTGTCCCTCCTGCACTTTCTAATTTACCTGTATCTTCTAAAAACGTTATCGAATTAAATTCCCCACATAACCATAAAGCTGTCTCCCTGGTTTTTCCGTCTTTATATGGTATCTTTATTTCTCCTCTTTCAAACATGGCTGACAAAGAAGGTAATCCCTCGTATGAATTTTTCTTTACTTTTGCTGTAGTTTCAAAAGGTTCAATATTTCTAACCCCTCTCTCTTTTACCAGTTCTGCAATAATCCTTTGAAATCCATTATTTTCAGCTTTAATCTTATTGCATTTAAACATTTGATTTAATCTTACTATAACATCAACCTGTTCCCTATGTGAAGCCCCCTGTTTTCTCCATACGTGCAATAAATAGTAATTATTATCATTATCTATACCCCACACTGAAAAAACTGAGTAATCAGCCCCTATTTTACCAGAAATGGCAAAGTCACACCCCATCACCACCCTTTTCATTTTAATAGGAAAAGATTCGATATTATCTACCAGGGAGATATTTTCCATTCCAATAAAAGATTTATTAAGAAATTCCCATGGAAACAATGAAGAACTATCACTAACAGGCTTAACCAAATATTCCCTTGTAAATACAATTGAACCTAAAGATTTTTTCAGATCCATTAATAATTTGTAATTGAATCTATCCGGAGCCAATAAAGTTCCATCAGGCATAATAGCAGGATATTCAAAAACCTTAAATATTGGATCTGTTTTCAGTTTTGCATATAAATCTTCTTCATGAAATGGTGTTCCAGAAACAATCAAATATCCGTATGGTTCCACAATTGATTTTATTGCCCCATAAAATATCTCATGAAATTTTAATCTCTGATCTTCAGAATATAAACAGCTTTCATCTAAAAAGTCATCCACAAATACACAACCAACATGAAGACCCCTTATAAATCCCTGATACGTTCTGAATTCTAAAGATGATCCAGATCTACTTATTATCTTATCTTTTCCAAGATCTGTCATTTTATCTGGTATCATAACGCTGGAAAGCAAATCATTCATTCTGATTTCCTCATTAACTTTTTCCATGTGTTTTCTTGCCAGTTTTGATTCATTTGTAATTATTACAGTTTCTTTTGAATTCTTATTATCAATCGTATCCTTCTGTAAAAATCCAGGCCTTCTATATCTCCACATTCTCCATAATGGAGCTGCAAAACAAAACTCAAATGATTTACCATGACCACGAGCAGCTAAAAATGCAGCCCAAGGGAATAATTGAATTAAATTCCCCCATTCAAGATTTCTCCATCCCTGCTCAAAATTAGGTAGCATTGTAGTTTTAAAATAATTATAAGAAAGTATTTTTAATCCATCATCAAAACTTTTTTCAAAATGTTCCAACCCTCCAAAATTCCTGATAGTATGATTATTATAATGGAATACCTCATGAATTGCTTTCATTATATCATCTACCAAATTATCAACATTCTTATCATCCCCTTCTAATAATTCACTTAAAGCTTCATCAGGTAAAAAATCAATTAAATTATAAGTATATTCCAGGATATTACTCAATTCTTTTCTTGTTAATGCTATAGTTGATTCGTCCTGATTCATAGTATTTTCGGCAAGGAAACCCATTCGGTCTTTAGCCGATGGGTAGTTTATATATTAAAATTCAAATTCTTCCCTAAATCTTTTTTCTATTACTGTTGATGATTGACCAGATCTTAAACTATTCAGAAAATACCTAACTAATTCTTGATTTGCTTTAGTATCAGCAACAGCCCTATGAGCATTTATTAATTCTATCCCTGCATTATCACAACAGGTTACCAATTTATAATTAATGGATTCAACCCATCTTATTCTACTCCACCATAATGTGTCAATTATAAAATCATTATTAACCAACTTTGAAATATCTTTACCACAAAAATTCATAAATTGGTCCAAAAAAGGAATATCAAAATGTTCAATGTTATGCCCACATAAAATAGGTAATGTTTTCCTTTTTTTATGTTTTATAAAAAATTGAACTAAATCTTCTGCTACTTCTTTACATTCTTTCCCTTTCTCTTCCAATGTTTCTAAATTTAATCCATTGGCCTTTAAAGCACCATCTGTGATTTTTAGTTTACCATAAGGTTTTATCAAACTATTATAACTATCGATCTCATTAAGATCTTTATCCATTGCAAAAAATGCAACTTCCAAAACAGGGTTTTCTTCAGATTTTAAACCCCCTGTTTCCAGGTCAAATGTTAAAAAATTAGCCTCAAATTTCATAAAACTGCCACGGAAACCCATTGGTCACAAAGTGTCGATGGGAGGAAAGTGGCTCTCCCTTTGGTTAAATAATAATTTTCAAATATAGAAATATTTTGTATATTTGCCTTATGGTTTTGACTCTTAAAATAAAACTTGAACCCACGGAAGAACATAAACAGATGCTCCTTAACACCATTAAATCGGTGAATAAAAGTTGCAACGCTATTTCTAATATAGCTTGGGAAAACAAAGTTTTTAATCAGTTCAAAATACATAAACTTGTTTACCATCAAATCAAGGAAAACTCTAATCTTTCTGCACAAGTAATTGTTCGTGCCATCGCAAAAGTGAACGATGCTTATAAACTTGATAGGAAGAAAAAACGTGTTTTCAAGCCTTTTGGAGCAATTACTTATGACAGTAGGATTCTTACCTACAAAAAAGACATTGTTTCTATATGGTGTATTGGTGGCAGACAAAAAATACCTTTTAAATGTTTCAACAAAAAGTATCTTCCATACATAAAAGGGGAGGCCGACCTTATCTACAGGAAAGGGAAATTTTTCTTGTTTCAATGTGTTGATATTCCAGATGTAGATATTAAAGATGTTTCCGAATTTACGGGAGTGGATTTCGGCATCACATCTATTGTTGAAACAAGTGATGGTGAGAAACACACCAACAACTCCCTTAATAGGTATAAGGAAAAACGTCAAAAGGTTCGGAGTTCTATCCAGTCCAAATGCACAAGAAGTTCTAAACGACTTTTGAAAAGGCTTTCGGGAAGGGAGAAAACGCACGCCCAAATTGTTAATCACACTATCGCAAAATCTATTGTTCAATCTGCTAAGGAGCAAGGCAAGGGAATCGCTATTGAAGACCTTACTGGAATCCGATTTACAAGTAAAAAAAGAAACAAGAAGTTTCGGACTAAACTTGGTAAATGGAATTTCTCTATGCTTAGACAGTATATTGAATACAAAGCTTTGCTTAATGGTGTGAAATGCATCGTTGTACCACCTGCCTATACTTCGCAGACGTGCAGCTCTTGTAAACATATTGGAAAACGAACCAACAAGGTGTTTAAATGCACCAACACAAATTGTGAAGTAGATACCATTGATGCAGATTTTAATGCTTCTAAGGTTATCTCTTTGCTTGGGGCGGCTATAAACACGCCTGAAAGACAGATTATGTATTGCTCTTTGCATTCTTAGTTATTGTCTAAAACCCATTCGGTCTTTAGCCGATGGGTAGTTTATATTAATTTCTTTTAATAATATTATATAATTTTACTGAATGAATCCCTTTTACCCTTTCAATATCATACAATCCAAGATATTTAGGAAGAGATCCTAATTCAATATATTGCTGAACATCCTGAGTAGTAAATTTCTTTCCTGTTTTTTTATTCCCAAATTTTTCATTCAGAAATTTTACCATCCCTGTTAGATTCAAATTTTCTTTTATAATATTTCCCATAACTATCGATTTTAAATTATTTTGATGTTTCTTTCTGAAGAGATATTTCTATCTATCCTATTATAAACATCATCCCTTTCTTCCTCATTATAAAACTTAAATCTCTTATTTGCATAAAAAAGAGATCTGTTACCTGTATCTTCTATTTCATTCAGAATAATATAATAAACATAACAATTATCTTCATTTTCATATTTATTTTCCCTATCCACACTATAAATATAGGATAATTCATACAGGCCTCCTAAAATTCTAATAAATACCCTGGTGAATATATTTCCACCAGAAGTACCCCTACCTTCCTGAGGTTCTTCCTCATTTTCATTTACATTACTTTCAAAATTAGTATTAAATTCCAATAAATCATTTGAGATTTCCTCATCAGCTTTATCTTTATATCCATCAAGGATTGAAACTATATTATGAAAATTTACTTTCTTAAATATTTCCCTTAATTCTTTAATTATTTCCACTTCTGATTTTGCAACAGGAGAAATAGGAAATCCTTCTCCTATTAAAGCATCATATTGATCAGTGACCTTTTTTATCTTTTTTCTATCCATTATCTATGTGAATTACCCACCCACGCTAAAGCGATGAATTGGTTTTACGCTCCGTCATATAAATCTTTTCTTTCGTTATACTTATCCATCCCCTGAAAATCATACGCATAATGACAATCCCTACAAACAATTTCTATATTACTTTTTTTCAGTCTTAAACTTGGAGAAGCCCCTTTACTTTTCTTATGCATAAAATTTATTGGTTTTGGTACAAAAATTCTTATCCCACAATTATGGCATTTATGTTCTCTTTCTGCCCATATTTCCATGAACAATTCCCATTCCCCGGTTTTCTTATGCTTCCTCTTCTTATTCTGTTCCCTCTGTTTTCTACGAAATGAATCATATTTCGTTTCCCCATGGAGTCTAAAGTAATTACATTCATCACACAAATAATATTTCTTATTAACAATTACCCTTTTATTTCCACATTTAGAACATTTATCAATTACTTTTTCCATTGCAAATATTCTTATAATTACATTCTAAACACTGACTATTCAGACTTTCAAATAATTCTAATTCCATACAATGAATTAATCCCCTTTCAGTGTTATAAAATCTTTTCCTTTCTCTGCTTCTAAATTCTTTTCTACCTTCTTCATTTACCTGATATTTTTTTTCAGGAGCCTTAATCCTATATTTTTTGCAAAACTCCCTATTAAAATAATTCCAATTCTCACTTTTATTTTTCCACCTTTCTATTGCTTTATCCCCAACCAACCATGAAAGCTGTAAACGATTTTTACCTCTTGCCAATATAAAATTTTCATAATGATTAAATTGAAGTATTATAAAATCAAAAAGAAATTTACCATCTATGCTTGGGTATAAATTATTTAATCTTTCCAGAAGATTACTAACAAGTTTCCTATTTTTGGGATTCCTAAAAACATCAATATTCATGTTTGTAGCATTCCTGTAAATCCCCTCGTAATATTTTAAAAATTCATCAATCACAAAAAAACTATTATAACCCACTGATTATAACAGCAAATATACATAAAAAAACCCACATATAAAAATTATATACTACCTTTTTTAATCCCAGTTTAAAACAATTTTGATTTCATCTTTTGTAGGTAGTTCATTTTGTCTATAAATATTAGAATTATCAGGTTCATCCTTCTCAATCATATTTTGATAATCCTCCAAAATTTTATCTTTTTTTAAAGATCTACAAAAAAATAATCCAAAGGAAGTATTATTTGCAAGATCCCCTAAAAGGACCTGATTTGCAATTCCATCTGCCTCATGAAAATCTACTGAATAAGGAGCTGAATAAAAATCTTGTAATCTTTCAATATATTCTTCTCCATCAACATCACCAGGCTCAACAGCTCCAATTTTAAATAAAGTATCAGAAATATTATTATCTTCATCGTCTATTGGATATTCAAAATGTAGCTTTAGATTTGTTATATCCGCCTCTGTTTCATTTCTTATCATCAGGGCAATATATTGATCACGATCTATCTGAATTGTATACTCAGATATATCCCCAAAAAGATTTCCTATTCTTAAATTAGGAACCACTGAAGAAGATCTAAAACCTCCTAAAGAAAGTTTTGCATTCTTCTGTTCTTCATCTGTTCCAACTGATGTTGTATAATATATTTTCATCTTTATTTATTTTTATAACTAACTATTAATTGCTACAAAAAATCCAAACTGAATATCAAATCTTGTAGGATAATTAGTATGAGTTGCAACCGTTATACTTGGTAAGGAATCAAATCTATAACCATCATTCCAACTTAAATTACTACTATGTAAAGCCTGTTTTAATAAAACTATATAATCCCATCCTGCCTCCATTCTAACTCTACCAGGAACAATAGGATGCTCATCAAAATTTAAACATCGATGAGTGAAAGTTCCATAACATCCAAATGCAGCAGTGAAAGGTAAATCTTTTATTTTTAATCCTCCTGCATCTGGTGTAGCTGGGAATTCAACATTTGATATTTTACATTGAATAAACACCATATTCCCCCCAACCCTTTTCCAATGAAAGTTTACCGAATCAGCAGAAAGATCAAATAAATAAGTTCCACCCGTATCTGAACCTGCTAAAGTGATAGGTTGATCAATCCAAGGACCCGATAAATCTTGTCTTAAATCATAACCATCCCCCCAATTAACTCCTTCAGGATCATTTGCAACAAATTTTTCTCCAGTTACATTTAAATTTGCATTAATGTTTCTCCCTGAAATATCTCCTGAATGAACAAAAGAATCTTCATTATCAGATATATATATAACTATTTCTCCTGGTTGATTTCCTACAGGTAATTCCCCCTCATATAAAGTAATATCATTTATTGAACTAAATATTGGATATAATTCTAATTTAGAATTAGATTCTACAAAAGAAAATAAAAGTTCAATATGAAGTTCTCCACTTTCTTGAACCACTTTAAAAGCTCCAACCCCTAATAATCCTGTTGCTGTAATTACAACAGAAGGAGATCCAGATATTTGTTGAACAGTAATTAAAACATCTGTTGAAATAGTCCCTATTATAGGAAGAAGTCTTTCAAATCTAAGTCCAAACATCCCAATATAATCTTCGGGGAAAGAACAAAGTCTTCTCCATTCTTCATCTGGAGGAGTAATAATAGATGAAACATCGAAAACCCCCTTTCTAACCACTTGAGTTAATTCAACCCTTCTTACTCCAGTTTTAAATGAATTATCATCAAATTTTAAATTTCCACTTGCTGCTGTTACTGTTGCCCTTGGAAGATCTGAAACAGTTACTTTCTCAAAATAGGTACCTGATTTTGTATGAGAATCTACCTTTAATAATTCCCCATCAAGAACTACCAAACCTTCAGATATAGTACCTCCATTTTCAATACATCCTGAAATAATAGAATTATCAGATTCTTCATATAATTTTAAAGCTTGATTTAACATATTATATGTTTCAAGTTTATTCATCCAATCATATATATTGAGATTGGTTAAATTACTTGCATCCCTTTCCGCCTTAGTATCAACAATAATTTCTCCAAAATTCAACCTCCAATAATCTTCCCTTTTATCTTTAATTGTTACTCCAGTTTCACTACTCCATCTTACCCTTGCAATATAAAATGTCTTATTTTCAACATATCCATTCCCAGGATCTGTAGGAGGAGTATTCAAATCAACTTCCTGAATAGCTTCAACCTTACACCAATCATATTTATATAAACCCTCTTTTTGTTCAGAAGATAAAATTGTTCCAAGCGTATAAGCTCCTACTACTACAAATTTCACTCCAGACTCAGGAATAAATTCTCCTGATATAATCATACTTGTATCGCTGTTTATAGAAATAACTTCATAAGTAGCCTGATTTGAAACAGAAATTTCATTACCCTCATCATCTTCTTTATAAAATCTTATCCTTGTAGGGGCCTTAGCATTTTGACCTCTTAATAATTCTGTAAACGTTGTTCCAACCCCAGTAACTTGACCATCAATAGTTACAGATACTTCTCCAGGTTCAGCTCTATAATCTTCATGACTTACCCTTATCCAATAATAAAGATCTTGTGCAGGAATAGGGAAATTATCGAATTGCTGCAGAAACATCAAGAACATATCATTGTCAATTGCATAACTATCATATTGACATTTTATTGTTCCGGCATTAGTTCCAACTTCAATCAAAAAATCATTTCCACTAATAGCCTGATTTTCCACAATACCATAAGACTGAGTACTGTTTTCAAACAAAAACAATGGAATATTTCTAATCATAAAATCTTGCATCGCAGAAACTTCTTCTTTTTCTAAAAAAAGATTTCTCTGAATATTAACTTGTCCTGTTTTTCCTGACATAATTTCTATTTTTAAAGTATTATTCGACCACCAGTATTTAATAATAAATATCCTCCAGAATTCAACTTTAAGAATTGTGTTCCTAAATTTTCTACAGTTAAATAAATTGGAAAATATACGCTATTATATGGTATTAAATATTGTTTCACTATCTGAGATACCTTATCATTTGGAATCCCACTTCTATTTAAAACCCAATTTATAATAAAATTTTTAGCTCCTAAATATCCTAAAGAAAATGGTAAATTTGCAGGTCTTATTTTTATATCTCTAATGCAAGCAAGATTTGGACCTAAATCACCATTAATTCTTATTCTTGGTATAATAAAAGCAACTTTTTCACCCATTCTTAAATTCTTTCCATATCCCACATTTAATAAAGCATCATTTGCTGAAACATCAGGTTGATCTTTATTATAAATAACCCCTCTTACCCAATATTCTTCTGATGTAACTTTTGTAACATTTTTAGATACAAAAAAATCATTAGAAGAAGATCCATCAATAACTGAAACCAAATTTATTGCATTTTCCTGAGCATCATAAGCCTGAACTCCAAATGAAACATTATCAAATGAATCATTTTTCTTTATTCTAAAACTCACCTCATAATTTAATTCAGGTGACACAATTATTTTCTTAGTATCATCTTCTACCTCTGAAACTCCAGAGAAATCCCCATCCGGAATATCTTGTATAAACAATCCACAATTAAGTGAAATATCTCCAAATTCAGCATAACCAATATCATTTAATGCTCCCAAAGAAATAGATCCTGTCATTGTGGGAACAAATTCAAATTCAACACTTTTAGCTTCCCCTTCATTAACTGGATAACTTGCCACAGTTACAGATCCAAATTTTATCTGAACAAGAGAATCAGAACGATATTTAAATTTCAATTTTGCTTTAAATCCTGCATTAACTACATTATTTTGAATTACTCCAAAAAACGAAGGTAAAAATCCAGGATAATCTACCCTTTGAGCTTTTACAGAAAAACCATTACCTGAAACAATTGAATATGTATTTCCAGATCCGGAACCAACCCAATCATCTGCTAATCCATCCATATTTGAATCTACAAAATCAACCCCATTTGTAATATGATTAGTGGTAATATATTGATCATTTTCTAAAGGATATTTAGAAGGATCTTCCACAAAATCAGTAAATTCATACCCCTTAATTGCATTGATTATACTTTCAGTACCCCTATAACAAGGAGAAGAATTCCCAATATTCCATCCTACAGCTTCAGGTTTACAGTGAGCAAATATAAATTCATCAGGATATAAATAATCTATCAACCTTAATAATTCTCCACTTGGTTCTGTATCTGAATCCCTAAAAACATGAATTTTATTTGTTCCACGATCTTTAAATTCCTGGATATAATTATCAAATAAATATTGAAGTTCTTCCAATGTATTATTTGCATTATAAAACAATCCAATGAAATCAAAGAAAAATCTTAAAAGAATTACATTATCCCTTATATTTAAATACTGCCTTCCGTATATTACTAAGATCGCATAAAAATGACAAATTGTCACCCAGATACTTATATAATCTTCATCTTGAAATATATTCTCTCCTTTATTTCTATCAACATAAAAAGGAGTAATTCCACGATCATATAATTTCTCAAGAACATTTAAAGCCCAATTCAAAACATTATGATCATTAAAATCAAAGAATTCTTTAAACAGAGAATTCTCAAAATAAGGATATACTAAATCACTATAAATACCTTTTATAACAATATCCTGATTTATCACAGGACTGGCAATTTGAACATACTTATATCTTACAACCAGATCACTTGCAGGATTTGCATTAACATTTCTTATATTTGATTCAGTTAAAGCAACATAAGATGTAAATGAAGTTCCACCATCCACAGAATAACAGAATTCTTGATTATAATAGGTTGAAGCATTGTCATTTAAAAAACCAAATAAACTTTGTACTGTAATTTGATTAAATACAGAATTTATTTCTAAAATCGCTCCATCTGGTATGTCTGTTTTCGTTACAATTGCCATTATGATTCTAATTGTTCTAATGGATAAAAAATTGGAGTTAATACTCCCTGATTGTCACTTATCAAATTACCATCAATATCCCTCATCACAAATTTCTTAATTCTAGGAAGTTCGTTTAAAGGAACTATTTCATCAACAGAAGGTTTAAAGAAATCATCTGGAACATATTTCACCCCCTCAGTTTGTTTTACAATCTGAAGTAAATCATCCCATTCAACCTTTCTATCTTCAGTCCAATATCTTATATCAAAATATCTGGACATTGCTATTTGAATATTTTTTCTTACTTGATCAATGTCAAAATTAGAATAAATCTCAACCCTAAAATCAATTCCAGTATTACCCCCAACTTCATACCAAGTTGGATTTACTAATTTGATTCCAAGATCATCCCCAAATACATTTATATCAGTTAATGCAAAATACCCCTGGGAAGCATCTAAAAGACTATTTCTTTCATTTTCTGTAAGATCTGCACCATTTTGTAATACAACTGAAATATTTAACAACCCCTGCTCATCAAACCCCAAATTCTGAATAAATAAAACATCCTCATTTGTCTGCCTAAATATCTCAGATAAATATTGTAATGTTTTTTGTGAAATCTTATTGTTGTGAGAAAATATTCTATTTCTTAAATCTTCATCTGTTTCAATATCTCTACCCCCTGTTGCTGTAAATTCATTTGTAAGAGCAATATGACCGGCAGGAGCAGGATCTACTTTCGTAATCGTATTTGCTTCTGAATTTGTTAATTTACCAATCCCAGTACTTCTTATTTTCCCATAAGCAAAACCATTTTCTTCAACAATTAAATCTTCCACTAATTCAAATGTTTGTCCATTTGTAGCTTTAAATTGAGTTGAAGCTTGTGGATATAAAGTTCCATTATCAGCAATAACTAAAATATAAGTACTACTTCCTGAGGCTCCATATCTTTCAATACCTCCGAATAAAGCTGCAGATTGATCTAAATAACTTCCTTGAGCTGAAACAGGAAATATCATAGATTCAATAACTGCAATATCCTTCATTGCTTTTTGTCCCACTCTACCTGAAGCAAAAAATATTGCATTATTTACAGATTCATCTGTTATCTTTGTAGCCTTTGTTTGTTTATTGAAAAAGATTTCAGTAATAATCTGTTTCAATTCATTATTTGTTAAAACAGTTGTTTTCATACCACTAATGTTTGATTAAGAACTAATCCCAAATATGTTTCAACTTCAACATCAATTTCTATATGATCCTGTTTAGGGTCAATCTTTAAAATTTTAAAATTCCTAAAAGAATCATCTTTTGAAAACAAATCAGATAATTGTCTTGCTAAAACAGGGTATTGAACAGAATTAACATTACCCCCAAGAATATCTTTTTCAATCCCATCGTTAGGAAATTCTGGAACACTACCTCTAAATGTTTTTAAAAGAATATTGTATGTTTGATAAATTGTATCTTTGTAATTTAATACTTTCAAATCCCAATCCCCGTTTTCATCTTGCTCCATTACAAAAGATCTATCAACATCCTTACCATATATACTTTCTCCTGTAACAGCATCAATAACACTATTAATAGTAACAGAGATATTATTTTGAAAAGTAATTTTTAATATTGCTCCACCTTCTACATTATATTCCTCTTCAGGTAAATTATTTCTAAGAGCAATATCAACCCAATCATTATTCTCCTGAGTATATCCTAAATTACCAGCTAAATTACTTAAAGTTTGACCCTGTTTTAAAACATAATCCCTTTGGAATTTTCCATCAAAAGTTAAAGATTTATTGCTTCTAAACCACCTTTGACTATTTATAATTGTCTCCAAGGTATTATTTATTGTTTCACATCTATCAAGTAAATCCCAAAATTCAAATAATTCACTTAATTTAGTTTTGTAAGTTTCAAATGATTTTAAAATAATCCCTGAATCTTTATAGAGATCTTCTAATTGTTCAACATCCTTTGATTTTAATTGAGTATCTTTAGTATAATAACTAACAATATTTGGGTACCTTTCTTGAATAAAGAAAGTAAAAGTCAATAAATAAGCAGAAATATCTATTCCTGTTATATTACGATATTTTTCAAATATTGTCTCCATTATTTTTTAGAAGATTTTATAGCTGTAGATAATTTCTTAGGAATCACATCTGAAATATTTTTCTTTGAAACAAAATTAAAAACATCCCTTCCTACTTGATTAACAATTCTCTGGATAACAGGACGACCTAACAAATTTAATAACGAACTTTCCCCTATTTCCCCACTAATATCCTCAGAAACTATTATCATATCTAAAGAATAATTCCAAATCATATTCTGTTGATTTTCATCCTGAGATAATATTAATGGTTGTTTATTTGGAACTACCCAATATGATTCTCCTAATGCTTGATTATATAAATAAAGTTTAAATGGATTTCCATCTGCATCTGTCCCTCTAGCTTTATCAATCATAGATTGAAGAATCTTTATACACCCATATCCAGTTTTTATATTGACATTAAATTCTGGAATAACTGCCTTTATTTTTGCCAATCCTGAAGTTTCTAAATCACTAGCTTTATTAACTCCTGATTTTCTACTAAATCTTAACCCTTTAAATACAATAGGTTGTTTACCAATTAATATCTTAAAAGTTCTTCCAAAATTACCAGTCATTGTAATTTGAGAAGGAGTAAAATATTTAGATCCTAAAATAACAGTAGCCTTTGCCGTTTTTTTAACTGTATTCCTGTTAGCTTCACTTTTTCTAATTTGAGATGGCATAATAGGAAAAACAAAATAATCAATAGAATTCCCTGCAATATCAACCAATTCCAAAGCCATAGAATAAAATTCTATATCTCTTGGGAATAAAGCATGTAAACCAGCTCTTCCTATATTAGAAATCTCTTGATTATACCTACTTATTATGTTTTCAATATCAGCCATTACAATCTATAAAAATAATAAAAATTCACGACATATAAAAATCAACTTATACCTCCTGTTCCTGGAGCAGTTGTTGCTCCTGTCGCTGCTCCAACTTGAACAGGTATTCCTGAAGCAACAGTTACATCACCATGATCTTTAAATTCATCAATAACTGTATCAGCAATTGCCTCTGCAATTTGTCTATGAAAATCAGGTTCTGCAGGATCAATATCTGTAATTGCATCCTCAATATTATCTGCTAATCTTGATTTATCCAGTGCCATAATATCTAATTTTCAAGTTTCTCATCTTTAATATCATCAACCTCAGTTGGTAAAAATGATTCTGCTGCCCATGTTGCAGTTGCTGCCTTTAAAACAGCTCCACCATCCATGACAACAGGTACCCAAGTATTAAAGGCCTGTTTTAAGGCATTTAAATCTTCCTCTAAGGCATTTATTTTGTCAACCAACTTATTTATGTCAGGTATATAACTTTCTTTAGCAGCATCATTAAAAACTATCTTTTCAGGGGTTATTTTCATGGAGCTAAATTTCTCCGGATCATCAACGTTATCATCAAAATCTTCCCCTTCTTCCGGATCTGTTACCTTTACAAATATTTCTTGTTTACTTGTAATACTACATTTATCCTTTGTAAATATATCTGACTCACCAATTATATTTATCTTTAATTTCCCTTTTTGATTTTTTGTTGAAGCATTAATAAAAATCTCCCCTCCTGTATCATGATCTGAATAAACATTAATTTGTACTTTTCCATCCTTCCCTTTAGCAATAACTTCAGCAAATGAATTATATGGTAAAAAATCCCCTCTTAAAGTTCTATCACCCTCTGTAATAAAATTAAGATCTTGATCCTGAGTAAGTGTTCCAAAAACAATAGGCATATTGCTTAATGGATGTAAATAAAATAAAACAGGAGATCCTAATTGACCATAACCAAGAGGGAAATCGATATTATTTAAACATTCTGAAGTAATAGGACAATCATGAGCAATACCCCCTCCATTCTCAACCAAAATAGATACTTTATTTTCCCTTAAAGAATCTTCAATAAATTTAGCTCTATTTTCTCCGGATATTCCTTTAGGAATAATTATATGAGCAATACCTATAAAAGCCTTACCCCTATTTTTTTTACCAGATTTCCAATGATTAATCATTATAAAACCCTTCCTTTTTGTTTTATAGCACCCTTAGTATATGCAACATAAGTTTCAGCTCTTTTTCTAAAATATATATAAACATCATAATTTAAAATAGGTTGAGAAGATTCAGTTTTCTTTCCTGATTTTGAATATTTATCATCACTTGGAGAAGAATTTTTAGGTTCAATAAAAATTACTTCAGTTCTTCTATTTTGAGCTCTTCCTGCATCAGTTTCATTTGAAGCAATAGGTTTACTTTCTCCAAATGTTTTTATTCTCATTCTACCCTTATCAATTCCCTGTTCAACAAAATAATTATAAACAGCCTTTGCCCTATTTAATCCTAACTCAATATTATATTCGTCAGATCCAACCCAATCAGTATGACCCTCAATACTTATTTTAAGCTCAGGATCTTCCTTTAATCTTGGAATAACCTGTTTATTTAATTTTTGCTTATCATTATCAGTTAAAATATATTTATCAAATGCAAATTTAGAATCTCCAATAGTTACTTTTTTATTAGGTTTCTTTTCCTTATAATCAAACAATTTTTTGTAATCATTTTTTAAAGCATCTATATTTGCAATATTAAAATAATTATATCTCTCATCAAATATATTCTCCCAAAACATACCTCTTGAAACCTGTAAAGTTGTAACCCTCTCTATAGCATTCATATTAACTGTATAAGAATGAGAAACACCCTCTACATAAAAAACTTCATTAGTATATTCATATTTTATAAATGTTCCTTTTTTAATTCTCCTATCCCCAACTATTGTAATTGTTCCTCTCCTGGTAAATGGAAGATAAAGGGTGCTTTCAATAACATAAAATAAATCATTTAAAATAGCTTCTCTTTGAGGATCTACAATTACATCTTTATCTTTTTGAGATAAAGCTTTCTTACTAACATAAGAATCTGAAATCAAATATCTACTATTACCATAATCTTCTGCAAATTCAGAAAAATATGCAATAGGAATATATCCTAAAACAGTAGCTTTATCATATCCCAGGAAATTATCATTATATTGAATTTCATACCAGCTATAAAATTCTGTCTCCCATTCGATATTAAAACCATAAACTTTTTCAGGTGGAATAGTAATATAAGATTGTTGATTTAAAAAAGATCTAACCCCTTGTTTATTAAAAGGAGGTTGACGAGCTGTAAAAACAAATTTATCTCCATACGTATCTCCGAAAAATTCAACAAAAGGTTTTTGGCAAATCTCATTCATATGACTTATTAAAGTTCCTTCTGATTTTACCAACATATTGTTAACTATCCTTCTATTTTCAAGTTTAGGATCAATAACAAAATCAACAATCCCCCATATTCCCTGAAGCTCAACATAATCTATATTTGCAACTCCTGCAGTAAAAGAATCTTCAACAGGATCTTCTCTATTAATATCATTATAAGCAACATTATTACTTGTACCAGTTATTGCTAATTTTTTGGTTCTTCTTTTCCCTATCCTACTATCTACTGTATTTATAGTATTATTATCTTTATCATAATAATACCCAATTTGACACCAATTTCCAATTCTAAGATTAGATAAAGTATTTATTACAAATCCGATAGAATCTCTAATAGACCTTCTTTCTTTAGTAAAAAATTCATCATACCCTCCATCTTGATTTTCCCCTATTACTGCTCTTTTAAATATATTTGAACTATCTTGAAGATTCAATTCTGTCTTATCTGTTTTTGCAAAAGCCAATGGATAAAAATAACTTGCATCATCTTCTAATATTCCCATTACATCTCTACCTGATACAGTTATTTCATAGTTATTAGATTCAGCATTATAATTAACAGAAACAGTATCTATAACACCAATCATATCCCATATCTTTATAGATCCTTCTTTTGAACAAACTAAATCATCTTCCCCATCTTCTAAAACAAGTTTTTCAAATTTTATAAATACAATATCACCCTTCCCCATCGATCCTTCTATAAAACCCAAATTATTTTTAACTATTGTATCTCCGGAAGGAAATTCTAAAAATCCTTTATCCCCTGTAGAAATGGAAGCTGATCTTTTTGTATCTAAAGAATCTATATCATTAGCATAAGAAAAAGGAATAAATTTATTATAAATAGGTTCATTTCTTGCATCATATTCAAGATTTTTTGTAGTTACAGATGAGCCCAGAAAAATACCAAAAATTTTTTCCACCTCTGATAATTTCATTTGAAAATTACCCCCTCCTCCCATAATTGAATTAGTAGATAAACTTTGAATAACTCCATTCAATTCTCTTGGAAAATAACCTATATCAGAAGGAGTAAACCATTTAACAGAAACTTCTTCTTCTGTTTGAATAACATTAAATTTTTCAGTATTAAATAATCTACTACCTCCAACCCCTTGAATAGGAAAATAATCTACGTTATCATTTATTAATTTTTGAGTTTCTGCCCAAAAATAATTAAGATCTGTAGTTTCAATAAAAAGATTTTCTCCATATTGAACAGCCAAGGAACTTGTTACCCTGGAATGAGAAACCCATAAAAAGGAGTTTGGTAATACAATTATATTTCCATACCTTCCTGCTCTATATTCCTGATCAAACCATCTTTTTTGATTTTCATTATACATAGATTTTATTCGATCAGAATTACTTTCTTTTATTATACCCTCTTTCCCATAATCTAATTCTACAAAATAATCCAAAAGAGCCTTTATATCATTCTTAAAAGATTCAAAAACTCCATTAGGTCTATCAACTAATTCTTGAACAGTAATCTGTTCTTTAATGATATACCTATAATATTTATAATATCTTGGAGTTAATAATTTATCAGCCATTATAAACCCATCCTTTCAATTTTTTTAGCCAAATTATTTATTTGATCTGATAATTTTTGAATAGCCCCAACAAAAAGATCTTCTTTCCCTTCTCTAAATCTTGCTTCCAATTCTGTTAAAGATCCTGTATACATTCTTGATCCTGCAATAGTTCCTAATATTTCTTGTTGTTTTTGAAACCATTCATCAGAATATTTAGTTTTTATTTTAAGTTTTGATAATTCTTCTGCAGCATTTGGATTAATTCCATATACATCAGCCAAAACCTTTTCATACATTTCTCCTCCACCGGAAACTTCTCTGTATCTTTTTAACAATTCCCTTTGATAATCTGTATTCAAAGGATCTGCCATTATTTTTTGAACATCCCAATAACTTGCATCTTCTCCGGCAACAGCTCTGGCAGCTTCAAATTGAATAGATTGAATTAGAGGATTCTGAGACCTCATATTACCAGCTTGAAAACTTTGCATTAAATGTTGAAGGAACCCCCCTCTTGCCCCAGTTCTCATCATATTCATCATCAAAGATTGAGCAGATCCAGCCCTTATATTTCCAGTTTGAGTATAATCCTCCATCATAAGATTTGACAACATACCTAAATATTCAGGCATTGCATTTACATCAATACCAAACTCAGAAGGAACAAACTTTCCTATTTGCCCCTTTTTCTTTCCTGATATATACCACCAAGTATCCCCAACCAAATCAGCTTCAAGTTGACTATAAGCTGCTATAGTAGAAAAATCTTTTCCATATGCCCTTGAAAATTCCTTAAATCTCATTAATTGACCAAGTTGACCTGCTCCAACAGGACTACCTCTTGTTATTGCATATAATTGACCCAATTCTCCAGCTTGAAAAGATCCAGAACCAACACCTCCAGCAGTTGCCAAAAGTGAAGCTTCCCTACCCCATTCAGAAGAAGTTAATCCAGCCCCTATAAAAGATTTCCCTCTTCCAAATCCACCCCTTGCAGCTTCCCTCATATTCTGTTCAGCAGCATGAGTAGTAGAAAATCCAACTGCAAGACCTGCAGCAATTAAAGCTAAAGGAACCCCAATAGGAAGACTTCCCCCGAATCCTGCAGCAGTAGCCTCAACTTCAACATCTTTTATAACATCTTGAAAATCTTCTGCTTTTTTTTCAAATACACTTTGAGATGTTCCAACCCTTTCTCTTTGTGCCCACCTTGAAGCTCCAGAAACAATTCCTGTTGTAAGTCCAGCAAAAGTAGAATATTGTTCCAAATTATTCATCCATGCAGGAACTTGTTGCCCTCCTCCGTACATTGCCCTTCTACCACCTTGTTGAACTACTTCTGAATCTTTTAATTTTTCTAATTCTGCCTGTTGATAAGTTTCCTTTAATATTTGATATTCATCTCCACCAGGTCTTAACATTCCAACAGATCCAGATTGTGCTACTTGTTTCTCAACATTAACACGATCTGAAATAATTTCATCCTTAGATGTTTTAAGAATTGCTTCTCTAATAGCCTTTAATTCCTGAACCAATAATTTTTCTTGTCCCCTTTCAAAGGACATTTCACTCATTCTTCTTTCATAAGTTGGTTGAGAAATTTGACCACCGGAAAGTGCCCCCTTAAGTTCTTCCCTATTATATTGTTCTCTTAATCTACCCTCTTTTTCAAGTAGAGAAATTCTTTCTTTTAAAAATCTATTTACTTCAGCGGCAGATGTTGTATAAGCCCTTGCATCACGAATCATCTTCCTGGAGGTTTCTTCAACCTGTCTAGCAAGAGATTCGTTTTGTTGTCTTATATTGCTAATATAGGATTTTACTCCACTATCATCAATACCAACCCTTATTTGCTTATCATCAGCCATCTTTATTTTTATTTATTTTTTTATCCTCTGCTTTTAAAAATGCGTTAATATAATCCTCATTAGTTAATTCTTGAGCTTTCTCCTTTTGTTCTTTTAAGTAATTACTTTTCTTAGGATCATATCGACCATCCTTAATTTTATCAAATATCTGATCATAGATCTTATCTTCCTGATATTCCATAAATTGATCTATAAAACAAGAAATCCTATGTTCAGGTGAATTGAAAGCAATTCCGTGTTTTTCTCTCCACCACCTGTCTATAGGATTATCAACATTCCATTTATATATGAAATTTATAAACTGATTTTTATCTAAAATACCTTTTATTTCATACTCCTGGCTCTTCTTTTTTTTACCGAATATTCTTAAAAAACACATCCTGATTCATTTTACTGAATATTAACCTTCTGGTTCTGGATTTGTTTCTTTTACCAATTCTTCATAATGTTCCCTTATTAGGTCTCTCCATTGCTTGATAAAAGGTACCAAATCATTTTTAAAAGCTTTAATCAATTCCATCATATCCTCAATAGATAATTCTTTAATTGAATCAATTTTTAAATCTTTTATTAAACTTGGAACCAGAATCCTCATATAAGCATCAGTATCGATAACATCTAAAGCAAAATTACTGTCCACAGTTCTACTTGCCATCATACTTCCATACATACCTTTACTTAGAGTGGATTTTAAAAATTCAATATCAACTAATTGACCTGCATTAGGGAAATCAACAACATAACTGTTGTTTTTAATCGAAAGTTCTACTTTTTTATTCATAACCTAATATTGTTTATTTTATTTTTTACTCGTTAAAGAAAACTGGAGTTAAATATCTTCCTGATATATTTGCGCCAGAAACCTGATTTTCAGTAATATCGAAATTCTGAGTTTCAGCGTAGAAATCATTAATTGAAGCAATTGTTTTTGGAGTGTCCAGATCTATCACTAATTCTCCTGATTGATCAAAAACACCAACCTTTCTTAAGATCTGAATTTCCGTCGGAACTTCTCCTAATATCAAAGTATTCACAAGAATATCTTTCCCCTGATCTCTCATTAAGAACTTCCTCATTTCAGGTCTCTTCAGACTAATAAAGAAGAAATCACAGGAAAGCGAACAAGTAATACCAACAGCAGGAACTTCCCGTGTCAAAAGATTACTGATACCTTTTACATCTGCACGCTGTATAGTTTCAGTAACACGGACATTTCTCATGAATCCACTGGATTCTCTGTTTATTTTGATAATTGCCAAAGGAGCAGTTAACGTTCTAGTATCTGTATCTTGAGCCATTTTTTCTAAATTATATTATCGAATGTTTTAATCAATTATAAATCCAGTGAATAATAACTTGTTAATTGGTCCATTAGGTTCGAACTCATAAGTAACTTTATAAGTGTCTTGATCCCTGGTAACAGTAACAGATTGATAACGGATAATCAAATTATCCTGACTATCTGTTGCTTTTTTAGTTTCCAAGAAACCTTCAGTCCAGTTTTTAACAATGGTTTCATTCAAAGTATTTCTGTTAACACCATTAGGTTGACCCAATAACTGTTTTTTAGCGTTGACACTAAGATCAGTATTCAATTGAGTTTTAATCCTTTCAATCTGATGTTCAAATGAATCACCATTAGGAAGAATTAAATTGATGTTATTTTGAATCGAATTAATTGCCTGGAGCATAACAAAGTTATTAAAATCTGCATCAAAATATGTTGCAAAAACTCCACCTTCCAATGCTCTTTCTTTCTCAAGATCAGTAAGGTTGTGGTATTCCCCATCAATTGCAATTGATTTAAAGGTACCTGGAACCTGAGGAGCAAGACCGGCAATTTTACCCACACAAACAGCAGATTTGTAAACTGTAGGCCATCTTCTGAATCCTTCTGCAACTGCAGTACTTGCTTTTTTAGCATCCCCATGAACAACCAAAACTCTTTTAGTATCAAAGAATGCAGCTTGAGCAATTGAACCATCAGCCTGAGTAAATTCAGTTTTATCTTTACCTCCACCATAAAACATATATTTGCTAAATTTAGCATCTGTTTCAATATGAGAAACAATTGCCCCTACAGTTGCCCCATCATAATCATCTTTACCCCACTTATCACAAAGAATATGAGTATATTGAATATCTTTAATTGCTTCTAAAACAGCAGTTAAATCTGCAACATCATAAGTTTCAGTACCTCCAGCAGAAACCTGATAACCTGAAGGAATATCTCCTTCTACTACTGCACCTGTTCCAGTAACAGTTCCAGTATTTAAAATAAAATAATCTCCAAAATTAGCATCAGAATTTGCCCAATCAATCAATTCCTGAACATTATCAAATTCAGGAGATTGAGTTATTAATATAGGAAAAGCATCAGCCTGAGCAACCTCATCATAAGGAATACTATCTGTATGAAGACCTGTATAGGAACCTCTCCATAATTTGAAAATCCATTTATTCGTATCTTTGATTCCTGCTTCAATTGAATAAGCAAACCCTTTATAAAGGTTGTCATTATTTCCAGCATCTAAAACACCATTAGCCCCAACACCCTCATCTTTTGGAGAAATATTGAAAACACCTCCATTGTCACCACCTCCAGTTGGAGAAAAGTCCATTGAAGATTTTTCGGTAGTTGCAGCTTTCACATGATAAACAACTGAAGCTCCTGGATCTCCTCCGTCAGGTTTAAACAATCCTTCTGCACATTTCCAAAGGATTCCCCCTTTAAGAAACTCTCTATATGTTGCAAGATCACGGAATTCATAAACAGAATCCAATCCATTATTTATAGCTCCATTTATTCCTGAACCACCTCCATAACCGGCTTGAGAACCAGTATCAATAACAAGAATTTTGCTATAATCTGAAACTTCAGGAGGGTTTTGAACACCAGATTTAATTGTTGAATAAACACCTGGAAGGACAACCCTTTTTCCGTTAAAATATTGAATTGTTGGCATATCTTTCAAAATTGAATAAAAACCGAAAATATAATATATAAAAGTAATAAAAAAATATCACTTTTTATAAATCTAAACCATCTTTTTTCAACATTTTTTTCCAGTCATCCATTTTGTAAGACTTATTTTTATGTTGACCTTTGGAATATTTTCTTTTTATAAATTCTCTAAGATAAACATTTAATTGCAATTTATTACCGATCTCATCAGCACTAAATTGAGTTTTTTGTTTTGGAGGAGTTATATTAACACCTTCCCCAGAATCAGAACTCTTATTTTCTTTCATTATTTTTTCCTGTTCTGCCTTAGTTTTTTCTTTTGGTGATTTTGGATCTGCCATGATATTTATTTTTTATGGTGAAGGAATAGCATCAGGATCAAGAGGAGTTCCAGTGAATTCAACATCATCCCCATAAGAACTCGTCATTAATCTTGGTACCCTAATTTCATTATATATTGTTATTGTTAAAACTCTAATCGATAATGGAGTTTCTATCAACTCCGGATTTGACATTAATTGTTTTCCTGACCATTCAAATGTTCCTGCAAATGTAAAACTTAAAGTATCTGCAGCAGCAATAAAAACAGCCTGAAGAAATCTATATAATAATTCAGCCTCATCCTTATTATTACTTGTAATCATTAATTCATAAATACCTTTGAAATGTCTTGAATAAGTTTCTGTTTGAGTTCCATCATTATTATTAAAAAACTCAGTAGTTGAACCTAATCCCATCCCAACAGTATTTTCTCCCTGTTGTGTTTCACTTGGAGTATTTATAAATATAGTAGGAAGAGTAGCCCTTTCAGGATCGAAATCTCTTCTTATTTCCAATCTCCTTGGACTATTTTCACCTCTATTTACCAGCATTTCAATTGACTGAATATAATAATCAAATTCTCTTACCTTCAATCCATGAAACACCCTATACAACCAAGCCTCAGTTTCAAGAGTAGCAAAAATCTTATTATTGTAATCATCAACCACAAACTTGATTAATGTTTCCAATACTTTTTCTATTTTTATCTGAGGTACAATTATCATTATTGTGTTCCCTGTAAATATTGATCAATTGAACGACTAAATAAAATAGGCAATTTAATTTTTTCCATTGCCTTTCCCATTAAATTATATTCTTTAAATCCTGGATGAACCCAGGCCATTTCTTGTCCTTCAGTATTAGCTACAGTTCTAAATTTCACATATTGACCATGATTTTGTTTAGGTGAATGTTGAATTCCTTCATACATGGTTGATTTATGAACATAAGCAGGAAAAATCGTATCTTTAGTTACGATCTCTTTCCTCATACCTTTTATTTGAAATTCTTCAGGAATATCAGCTATCTTTAACTGACTTTTTCCAGGTAAATTCTTAGCAAGATTTTCAATTGGTTTTGGCATTTGCCCTGAAAAAATATTACTTGTTGCTAAAGCCTGAGCCGTTGCCAATCTAAATGGAACATGTAAAAACCAACCTCCGGGCCTTGTTTTACTTTTCTTTCTCTTTGAACTTCTGGAAAACCCATCCTTCATATCAAAAGGACTTACCCCCATTTCAAGCATTAAAGCCATCTTTCGATCTCCTTTCCCTTCCAATATAAATACACATGATTTATAATCTGGATATTCAACCTTCATTGCAGATTTATAAACATCTTGAGTTTGAGTCAATTCACTATCAACCGTCTTTTCCCAAGCATCCATATATTCAGTTGCAATAGATTCAATCAAAAAAGAAGCTAACCCTTGAGCTTGTTCCTGATTCATGGAAAACTCTTGGATCGTTTCCGATATGTCCAAAGTAATTGGTACCATTAATTATTAACAACTTTCCCAACTGCCTTCATAAAAACATCCTTTTCAAGTTCTCCCTCATTCACAGCCTTTTGAATTACATTCAAAGCATGAATTTTTTGATCTTGAATTTTACGGGCTTTTGCTTGATTTTCATACAGATTTTCTTCTGTTGATTTTTCAATATGATCCCTTTCTTGAATTCTGCGCAGTTTTAATTCTTTTTCAAAATCTTGCATAATTTTAGTTTTTTAAAAACCGATTTTAATTTATAAATATAAGAAAAATTTCACAATATTTTATTATCCTCAAGCTCCTTATGTGCCTTACCGATAGTTTCTGCAATCAATTTAATATTTTTGGTTTGTAACATTTCCAAACATTCATCAGGATTAGTATAAAAACCAAGTTCACTTAAAATAGCAGGCATATTGGTTTGAGTAAGTACAGTAAATTTTGCTTCCTTATCTGCATCACCATCAGACCAATCAGATCTCATATTCCAACCAATATAACCATTATATTTTTCATAGAAAATAGTAGCAATTTCATCCGATTTTGTGGTACCAATAGAAGTGTAAACTTCAATACCTTTTACAGATTCTAAACCAAAAGCATTACCATGAATAGAATGAAAGAATGTTTTAAGATTCAGATGTTGACTTGCAAATTCATTTGCCCTCCTGCATCTTTCTGATAAATAAACATCTTCTTCCTCTGGAACAATAATCTTATAATTCAATTTCATATCATATAAGACTTTTGCAATTTCCAGAGCTACAATCCTATTCCATGTCCCCTCGAAAAATATATGGGTATAATGATTTGCCTTTTTACCATATATTTCAGGAGTTAAATAAGCTAAAGGAGAATCATATCTTTTATAATCTTTCATGCCTCCATGACCATTATCTATGATCTGACAAGTCCTAGAATCTCCTTTTAGATATTCCCTTGGAACATTTTTGTATTTAGTTAGATCCATAATTACTTATTTTATAAGTTTCTGAATAATCTGTAAAGCAAAAGATCCGGCAGATATTAACCCTATCAACCAAAGAATTAATTTTAAAAATCTCGGATGACGATTAAAAAATCTAACTTCTTCAGTTTCTTTTAATATCCCTTTCATTTCTTTTTCAACAGCAACCAATCTTGGATAAGATCCTTTCTCCTTTTCTTCCAATTTATTAACCCTACTGTTTGTCAATATAACCTGTTTCTTTATCTCCTCAAGTTGAAAATTGGTCAAGTTAAAATTACTCTTCATCTCTCCAGACAACCCTAAGATTCTTAAATCAATATTTTCTTTATTGTTTTCGATGTTATCCGAAATTCTTCCTACCATTTCTTCTAACCATCGTCTGTCTTCTGGAGTCATATCAATCATCTTTTAATTAAGAATTAGATTTATTTTTTTTAATCCTAAACTGCATCTGAAACCCTACGTTCAGTGAACTACCCACCCACGGCAGAGCCGATGGGTTGGGCTTCGGAAGTCAACACTCCTCGTAACCGAGGCAGTTCGTTCCGAGTTTTCCTATCCGTTCCAGATAAGATATTTTTTAATGCAAATGATTTAATGTTAACAGCAGCATTCACATCACGGTCAAGTACAGAATTACACTTAGGACAAGTCCATTCACGGTCTTTTAGTGTTAGTTCTTTATTGATATACCCACAGCAAGAACAAGTCTTTGATGATGGTGCAAAACGTCCTATTTGTAAGATATTTTTACCATACCAATCAGCTTTGTATTCCAACATTGAAACAAAGGTTGACCAACTAACATCACTAATTGCCTGTGCAAGATTATGGTTCTTGACCATGTTAGCAACCGCTAAATCCTCAATGGCTATCGTTTGGTTCTCACGAATCAGTTTAGTTGAGGTTTTATGTAGAAAATCTTTTCTTTGGTTAGCTACTTTTTCGTGTAGCTTAGCAAGTTTTTTCTTAGTGCGCTTGCCTTTGTTATTTGAATATTTACGTTGTACATATTTTAATCTACTCTGTGCTTTTCGTAAGTATTTGGGATTATCAATTTCTTCTCCATCAGAAGTAACTAAAAACGATTTTATTCCTAAGTCTTTTTTTGAACAATTAGGTTTTAAATCGTTTTCTTTTTGTATCTTTGCAATATGCAAACAAGGTTCAAAGACATCCCATCTGTATCTGGAGTTTACATCTTCAGAAACACAATCAACGGTAAATGCTACATTGGGCAATCCGTCAATATCAAACTTAGATTTGCTGAACACAGAAGAAAAAGGAACTTGCAAAGCAACTTTCCATTTTACAAGGCTATTGCTAAGTACGGATGGGATGCTTTTGATTTCCAAATCATCGAAGTTGTCGAGGATTACGCAAGCCTTCAAGATAGAGAATGCTTTTGGATTTCCTTCTTTAGGAGTAACGAAAAGAAATTCGGCTATAATATTTGCACCGTACCCCATAGAAGCACTTTGGGGAGAAAAAGAACTCAATCCGAATGTGCTGCTATTTCTAACCGCGCTAAAACCAGAGTTGGAGAATTTAATGGCTTTTTTGGAAAAACGCACTCTGCTGAAACAAGAAGAAAAATATCTAAAGCCAATAAGGGGGCAAAACGTAGTGCCGAGCATATATCCAAACTGCATCAAGCTGCTTGGGCGGCTTCCAAGAAGAAAGTCATTCAAAGAAGCAAGGAAACAGGAGAAATCATTGCTGTTTGGGAGAGTTGCACTGCTGCCAGTAGAGGAACTGGAAGTTCCGCATCGTCTATTAGCCAATGGGCTAACGGAAAAATTATTTGTAGAAAACATATTTGGGAATACGCCTAACTTAATACCAATAGTTGTTTTTTCTTTAATAGGTGCTTTACTTGGTTTCTCTTTACTGGTTTCAACTAATATTGAAACAAAGTATTTCCCTGTTGAAGTAATACTAATAGTTGCACTTTTGATTGTTCCTTCAATAGGTCTGTGCAAAACAATTTCGATTCCTTCCTTGAATTTAGGAATAATTAACTTTTCATTTTCTACTATTACATTTTGTGGAATAGAAAAAGATTGTTTTCCTCTATGCTTTGACTTGAATTTAGGAAAACCAGCCCCTTTAAAGAATTTCTTAAAAGCAATATCCATATTTTGGATAGCTTGCTGTAAAGATTGGCTATTAACCTCTTTAAGCCAAGGATATTCTTTTTTAAGTTCAGATAGTTGCTTAATTAAATCAAAAGGAGAAAAGTTATGTTTAGAACCTAAATATGCTGTATTTTTTGTTTCTAATGCAAGGTTATACACAAAACGACTACTACCAATATGTTTGGCTATTAACTCTTTTTGTGAGTTGGTTGGGTAAATGCGATATTTTAATCCTTTAAGCATATATTATTAAATAGTCTAAACTTTTACAAAATTACAAAATGTAAGTGAAGAGTAAGTCGCTTACATCCAATCCACGCTAAAGCGATGAATTGGTTTTACGCTCCGTCATATAAATAAACCTCCTATCACCGTTACAGCAGCAATAAGTAAAATATTAAATAACGTTACCCCTGTTACTATTTTTCCTTTTTTAGGAGGTTTCATTTTTCCAACTTTTTGATTTGCCTTAAAGTTATCAATTCATTTTTCTTATAAGGCATTGTATCAGTTTTTACAGTGATCGATTTCCTACCTTTCATAAAAATATATTCAACCTCACCACTGAATTTTCTATTCACATGAAAAACATGATATTGATTAACACAAGAACAGAAACAAAGAACCAATATTATTACTATCCACCTCATTAGTGGATAGTAAATAAATTGCATTTGTAGGTTCTATTCCCTCTTTCAATTACTCCATATTTTTCCTCAGTATTTATATATACTAATGTACCTGTTCTTTTTCTACCATTCTCTACCTCATACCCATAAACATTTTCTCCTATTAAAGAATCCTTATCTAAACCTGTTTGTGAATAATCAATAAAATAAGTAAATAATTCTGCAAAATTCATAACATTCCTTTTATTTTTACTAAAACTCATATTAAATAATCTTGCAGGAGTACCCTGAGTTATTTGACATGTAATAATTAATGCAACAGTATCAGCACCATAAACAGTTACTAAAGTACCTGTTACTGTACAAAAATTAATTTGTTCAAGAGAATCAAAATCATTTACATCTCCTTTCCAATTATAATATAAATAATCTACATATTTAGCACATGTAGGATTACCAATATCACTAATTGCATCCTGACAAACTGCAGAATCATAAACAGCCATTGCACTATCGCTCATTTGGGCTTCGACTGTAAAAGTTACCAAACTAATTAATGCGATAATAAATAATTTAATTGATTTCATTTTCTGTTATGTTTAAATTAGTAATTATTTAATTTTTAATAAAGTTTTTTAATATATCAGCCACTCGCCGTTAATGTACACGAGGCTGAAGCTCTCGTCGTCGTTAATCGTCGTGGTCGCCGACCCCTCGATGTTGTTCCCGTTTCCCGAAATCGTGTTGCTGCCACCGCCCCTGTTTATTATCACAAGGTTGTCACCCTCCTCGGGACTCGCCCAGAGCGTGGTGGTTATACCGTTGCCCTTCTGCTTGTACACCAGCTCGTTCATGCGGGGTATGGTCTCGCCCAGCGAAGACGTGTCGGCCGGCATCTTGCCATCAGCGATGTCCTCCAGGATTACGCTGTTAGTTCCTCCGTCGTTCACGACGTTGCCGTTTCCTATCACAGTCGTTGCGTCCGCTGTGGGTCTGATGTCCAGTGCGTCGCAGTTCGTTAATTCCACTATGCACCTGTCCCCGTGGACGACCACCGAGTCTATGTTGTTGTAATCCGCGACGCTGAGCCTCGCGTCGTTCTGTGGCGTTCCTAAGTTGTATCCCACGTGAATCTCCACTTTGTCGTCGCCCTTGCCTATGTCGAGCACCCCGCCGTCCTCTATCTGCAAGTCTATGCCGCTGGGGCCGACGGTCAAGAAGTAAGTTATGTACATGTTAGCCATGTTTTTTATGTTCATCCTGCTTATCCCGGTCGAGGAATAGGTCTTGAGCCGGTAGAACTTGAACTTGCCCGAGCCACTTATCGTTATCTTGGCGTTCTTCTTGATGTAGACGTTGGCGAAGTCCATCTCCGCGCCGTACGAGTGTATCGTTATGTCACCGAACACGTCTATGCTGAAGTTCTTTATTCCCATCTGGCTGAACAGCGTTCCGCTATCTATCCTAATTCGTGGAGCGTCGTCCCCGTCCGTTGACACGCCGATCCACGGCAGTCTGTTGTAACTTTTGCCAGTCGCCGACGGGTACTGTATGTCCAGTCCGTTGTCGCTAGGGTCGTATATGTACGCAGGCTGTCCCTTGGCCATCTGGTACGTGCAGTACAGCTCGAACTCCGCCAGGTCGTTCGTGCCTGTTGGTGTGAAGTACTTCACCAGACCGGCACCTTCCACCTCTAAGTAGTACTCGTCCAGTATCTTATACGTGCCAAGGTCTTGTACGTGCCACAGATAAGGGTTGCCACCCCCGTCTGTCTTGGACGCGATAAAGGATTTCGGTCCACTGGAGGAACTCGGCAATGCGCTCTCTAACCAATAGTCGAGGCTCATATAGTTCTCCCCGGTAATCGAGAAGTTGGCGTCGACCGACGATGCGCCGGTCACTTCCATTTCTGCTATTGTGGCAGTTCCACTGACTTCCAGGTGTTCATTAACTTTTAATGTGTCAGTAGTTATGGTTACCCACGTGCTGTCAGGACCTCCTCCACCTCCAGGATTAATATCAATAACCTTATTATCGCTATAATCTTGACCATATAAAAATAATGGTAGATATAATATCAACAAAAACAATATTCTTTTCATAATTTATCTATTTGAGGTTCGTACTGATAATTCTTGAATATTTACAATCAAATACCCTCCAGTTGTTTCATTCTTTTCATATCTAATTAAATATTCAGAAGTAGAATTTCCAACTTTATCTTCAAACTGCCAACTATCATCAGCAGCATCTATTGTTTTAGGATTTCCTGGAACATTAATAGGATTCCACCTTCTTGACCCTTTCACTCTTTGATAAATAGTAAAAACCCCATTTAATGTTCCTGTTAATCCCTGACTTTCTACCTGAATAGTAAAAGGACCGCTTGTTGAAAAAGTAATCTTCTTTGTTGTATCAGCCCCAGATAAATTTGAAACATCAATTATCATTGGAGTTTGAGCTTTTCCAATCATACAAATAATTGAAAACATAAACAATATAACAAATTTTTTCATAATATTTTTATTTTTTAGTTATTAAATATAACCTCCATCACACCATTTTGCATATCTTGCTTTAAGATTAATTATAGCAACATTTCCTGTTATAAATCCATTCAAAAGAACAGCAGCTCCAGATGTTGTAGGAGCATCAATTCTTTTTGCAAATCTTATAACAGAGGCATCACTCATAGTTATAAAATCTGCAGAATTGTTATTTGGAGTTAAAATAAAATTCCTTAAATTCAAAACAGTATGAGCAGGAATAGTAAAAGGATCTTCAGTAAATACTTCTGTATATCCAATAATTTCACAAGGCTTAGTTGGTCCACTATCTGTAATGGAATCACAAACTTCTTTTAAAGTTTTAAAATTACAACCTCTTGCTCCAACTGATATTGATCTACTTATTAAAGACATAATTTCTAATTTATTCGATTAACCATTCACCATCAATAAATCTTAAATGAAGAGTTTCCCCATTATTTAAAGAGGTAGTAGCACTGCCTTCTATATTATTTCCATTACCGTTAATAGTATTACTTCCTCCACCCCTGTTAAAAATTACTATCAAATCACCCTCAAGAGGACTTGCCCATAAAGTTGTAGTAATACCTGAAGATTTCTGTTTATACCTTAATCCGTTAATTTGTGGTAACGTTTCTGAAAAAGAACTTGTATCAACACCTATTGTAGTACCATTTACAGTTAAATTACCAGATATATTAACATTCCCTGATTGATCAACAATCAAAGAATTATTCCCAATTTTTACAACCCCTGAATAACAATTTACATATAAAGTATCTGTTCCATCTCCCACCTCACGAAAATATATATTAGCAGAATCTTTAGCTCCAAAATTCAATTTACCATTAATATAACCATGACCATTTTCATTTACCCAAAAAACATCTGATCTCATATCAAAAGCTGTTCCATTACCAACCACAAACAAAACACTATCACTTAAATATTGGCCTTGATTATTATATTTTCCAGTAATTGTTGTATTATTAGAATGACCTATTAAATCTGTACCCCCTAATAAAATTATACTTTGCCCTGAATCAATAACATGATTTAATCCTCCAATTATTGCCCCATAATTTCCGTTCTCATAATAATTAGAATCTCCTCCTAACATTACCCCTCCTGAAATATCATAAGTTCCTGACGCCCCCATATAATTATAATCTCCTCCTAATATAATACAACCGCCGCCGCCATTATTAAAACTCATTTCAGAATTAGAAGTAGCCCCCATTAAAGAATAATTACCTTTAGAGAAAATACTTGATTCGGTAGCAATCATAGCAGATTTTCCCCCGCCATTTAATTGATTTTCATCTCCCCCAAGTATTACAGATCTATTAGATCCTGAACTACCCCCAATATCATTATTATAACCACCTCCCAAAAAAGCTTCATAAGTACCATTACCTATATTATTCCCCTGTCCTCCAAGTATTATTGAATTCTCACAATCATCCAAAACATTTTGATAACCTCCTATCACTCCTGAATAGTTACTATTAGAATTTTGAACTTGCAACTCCTCTCCTCCTATTATAAAATTACCAGAACCTCCTTGAATACTGGCATCATAACCTCCACCAATAAAACAATTAGACCCTCCTTGAATACTGGCATCATAACCTCCACCAATAAAACAATTAGACCCAAAACTACTAATACTCGATTCACTACCACCTGCTATGGCTGAATAATCAGCGGTAATACTATTATAGTAACCTGAAACAAGGTTACCTTCTCCGTCTATAAATATCTCTTCTCCAAATCCTGCACTACCAATATACGAATTATCAATATTGACATATTCCCCTACTGCTATTGAATTGTCGCAATTACTACCAAGTGAATTACCACCACCCGTAGAAATATTATAATTACCAGATATTGAATTATAATAACCTCCTACTATGTTATAAGTTCCACTAAGTATATTACCTTCTCCTGATATGATAGTATTATAAGTATTAAAATCTCCAGAGATTGTATTATCTTTTCCATTCAAAATCATGGAGTAATCATTACCATTCCCTAAAGTATTGGTATTACCACCTATGATTATTGGAGATTCAGAATTCCCATTCAAGTCATTATCATAACCTCCGATTATAATCGCCCCTGCATCAAAAGTAGTTGATCCTGAAAGTGAATTACTATTACCACCTATAGAGATTCTATAATATCCAGTAGTTATATTATTAGATTTACCACCTAAGCTCATACTATATCCACCAAGATCTATTGAGTTATCTTGTCCACCCATCAATAAGTCAAACTCCGATACATCTAAGTACTGTCTATCATTCCCCTCGTGACCAATCATCAGAGTATGATAATAACCATCCCACTCAAAAAACTTATGAAGATCATCATTCCCTGACCAATTCTCATAGATCCAACCATACATCTCTAGTCCAGTATAATCAGTTTCAATTTCAGTAACTTTAAATTGAATTGTTGTATCTCCTAAAGTTCTATCTCCTTTTAACAATAATTTATCAGAAAATAAAACTTCAGTTTCAGTAGTATCATGACCAATTTCTAAAGAAGTTCCAGATTGATAAGGGAAAATATAATTTGTAAAAACTGTATCATCTTTAAGGCCATTTAATAATTCTCCTGCAATATCTGAATAATAAGAACTATCTACTTTACCATCAACCTTTTCCGCCTCAATACTTGAAATTTGATCACTATGAACAATAACATTTTTTAATCCAATTGGTTTATCAAAAGCCAAATCTCTAACAGCACCCTGTTCATATTTACCAACTATAATTCTATCAATACCTAAATTCATAATAGATGATTCTTCCCTTACTCCTGAAAAAGAAAATTGAGTAGAAGGAGAATTTAAAGTATGAAATCTTGTAACCCATTTATAATTTGTATGCCAATTATCTGGAATAAAAATAGTATCTAAAGAATCTGTATTAAAACTTACTTGTATACTTCCCCCTCCAAATCCATCTTTTACATCAAAATAAATTTCAACATATACTGAATCTCCTGCTTGTAAATCAACAGGATAATTTGCATAAATAGTAAGAGGATTTGCAACATTCTGAAATTTACCCCCACTTATAATACCTCCTGCCACATCCCACAATCCCACTGAATCAAAATTTGATTCATTTAAAGGAATAATAGGTTTAAATCCTCCAATATCTAATTTTGAAAATATCGTATCCCTTACTATTGCATCACCTAAATATCCAACCCTACTTGATAATAATTCATCCAATCGTAAATTTTGAAATTGAATATTTTCAAAAACTACCGTTGTATCATATTTCAGAATTGGTTTATAACTTCTTTCACTTAAATAAAAATTATCAAACCAAAAACTTGCTCCAGGACTTGAAAACCCTTGAATATTCATTACTTCAATATCTGCAGTCACAGTCAAAATTGTATCAAAAATCCCTGTATAAGCAGTAGGAATAACTTTAGTAAATAAAACATTGTTATCTTTATCCAAAAATTGTAAAGTCAAAGGATCATTTGAAACCCCACCCATTTCAAAACTAAAATAATGTTCTTTTGTTATATCAATATCTACTAATGAAAATTGATTTGTTTGAAAACCTTGAGAACCATCCTGAAAATAATTTGCCCTTTCATCATATATCTTAAACACCTGATTCCCTGTTCCATTCCACCAAGAAGAATCATTAAATTTAAAATCCCCATTTGTGAAAAAGTTATCACTTAATACAAAATCACTTTCAATATAATATCCAACATCTATTGAATCTTTAATATCAAGTAACCTACCATAATTTATAAACATTGTATCTTTTACAAACATATTATCCTGAGCAGTATCTACATTATAAGCATATCCAGCAAAATAAGCATATCCAGCAAAATAAGCATACAATACTGTATCAAGATCTGAAACCAATACCTTATATTTCACCTTATAAGTTTTAGTTCCGTTGTTTATCATTATATAATAGGAAGTATCAATTACCCCTGTATCTGTTAATCTCAAAACATAATTTTGATAAATATCATTCCAGATATCAGAATGTTGAATCTTATAATCTGTCCCTGCTGCACTACTTAAATAATACACATCAGAATTAGAAGGGGCACCTCTGTTTGGTAAAGCCAAAACTGGTTGATCTTGGGCATTAACTAACACCCCTAATAGAATCAACAATATACCAAATAATATTCTTTTCATTTTTTTTATGTTTTACAATTATCATCAATTTCAGGTCCTTCAAAGTTTGGATCTGAATTATTAATTAATCCTGTTCCATCCCTATCAGCTTTTTCAAATACATTATGGGCTTTCCTGGCTATCGCATTAATAGGGTATTCAATTTGCCTTTCCTGCCCACAAGCATTAACTGTTGTTGAATTTCTAACATCATGAGGCAAATCCAAAATATGATATTGAATTTCATGCTCATAAGTAACACTAATTATCCCATTAAAAGATCCTATAGTTGAAAAATCATAAGAAAATTCCAATACATAAGGATTATTTGAACTTATCGAATATCCTGAAACAGGAAGTTTTATAAGAGGTAATTCATCCCCTTGGAAAGCATAAACCTTCATTTTTTCCAGTTCATAAGGTTTATAACTCAGAAATACAAAAGGAGTTCCTGCAACATCTCTCACCCTTAATATTTCAGAATAAATAGAAGTATTATAGGTATTAGTATCATTAATTAAAGTGATCCTATCCATAAAACCCAATTTTTCAACAGCCCTTGTTGTAACAGCAACAGTTCCTAAAAGTTCCTGTGACCAATTTTTATAAGCAGTTGTTTTATTTATACCTGTTATAATTGCCTTAGTTTGAAGAGCATTTAAAAACACCCATCCAGTTCCCAGGCAATTATGACAAGTTAATTTAGCCGCAGCATCCCTATCCTGACAAGGACATCTAACAGCCTTTTCAAGAATAATATCATATCCTTTATTCCACAAAGCAGCTTCAAAAGTATCAAGATCAAACTTAACACTTGGTTGCCCAACTAAGTTGGGTGGAGCTGATTTTGTAATAGCCTTTGACATTATTTTGAAACTTGCTTATTATTGAAAATATTTATATTGGTGAACCTTCTTAGAACTATAATAAATAGATCTAAACCTGCTCCTGCTACTAAAGGCATCCAAATTTCAAAACTCTTTTCCATAAACTGATTTGGAAATCTAAGAAGAACATATAAACCAATCACCCCTACCAATATATTAAAAATAAACCGGGTGCTATTATCCTTCCACCAATATTTCCAGGTAAATTTCCAAACCCCCTTTTTCCTTTTAGTATTGATTGCTGCCAATCTAACATCCAAAAACATTGTTAACACAATCCCAAGGAAAAACAAGAAATATGAAAAAAGAATAAGTGTTCCACTTAATTGATCTCCAAAAAACAATTCTTTGAAAGACATATCTTTCAAAGCAGTTGTAGTATCTACCTGTAAGATACTAAATAAAAAAATTTCTAAAGTTTTCATAATATATAATTTTAAAGTGACGCAAATCTAACTCCTGAGTAGGCCCTTTTCCATCTGGAAAGGGATTCTTTTACGGTTTTCCTATATTCCACTATTCTTGCCCCATATCCAGCATTAGTAGCAGATGAAGTTGAACTAATTGATTGACTCAACCCATCTATACTTAAACTTTGACTTGCAATACCAGCTCCTAATATTAAATCACCTGCAATTGCAAGTATTGGTATTGCTGCCCACATTCCTATAATATTCATTAACTCCTCAGGTACTTTTCCTGGTTCAAATCCAGTAATAAACTGAACAAACCAATAATTAGGTATCTGAGGATAAGATCTTAATCCATAATAACTACTGACTCCTGTTAAAATAACATCTGCATCTGCATTAATAACAGATCCATTTGGAACTACCCCAAATTGTCTATAGGGTAATCCTGATCTATAAAATTTCTCAGCTAACCATTGTTCTGGGTACCTGATCTGTTCAACCCCATTTAACCTTCCTATTAGAGTTTTTGTATCTCTAACAGGAAGGGAGGTTCTTATAAAAGGGAAATTGTTTTCGTAATCATCACGAAAATAATCATAATTTTCTGAAATCAGTTCTGTAAACAGCCTTATTCCAAGAGATTTTTCAATTTCCCCTTGAGCAGTCCTTAAGTAAAACTTAATCGTTTCATCTGACAATTCAGTACAATCTTTACTTTGAATGTTTATACCATAAAAATAGATATTAAACAATTCTTCAGGAGAGAAAATAAGTCCCTTATTTTTCTCATATACTGCTGTCAGAGTTAACGAAGGCATTCACTTATTCTTTAGGTTGTTCTTCTGTTGTTTCTTCTTCCCCTGGATTTTCTTCTTTATTCATGGTTTTATTGATCACATAGAAAGCTAATCTTTTGTGGTCAAGTTTTTTCCATTCTTTATTAGGGAATTTTAAACTTTCACAGGTTTCCTTCAGTTTTTGCTCTTCTGTCATACAAACATCATAAATGATATTCATATCTTCAGGAGCAATTTCTGTATTGGCATTCCCTTTTTCTTTTTCTTCCAATTGAGCTTCCAGGTCGGCAATCTTTTCATCTTTTTTCTTCATTTCCACTTCCAATTCTTTATTTGCCTTATCCAATTCTTCAGAATTTTTAGCTTCTACTTTTGAAGGGGCTTTACCCTTTTCGTAGAAAACTTCAGGTAATTCTTTAATTATTTGTTTACCAAGTTTATCACTAACATCAGCCTCTAACTTAGTATCAAATTTAACCTTTTCATTGAGGATTCTAATATCTTTTCCCCTATGGTTTTCTTTTGTTGAGATAATTTTCATAATTATCGAATTTTAATTAATATTTAATTTTAAATGTTTCAATTCATAAAAAAGGGCGAGCAGTTATTGCCCGCCCTTGGGATTACAGGAGAATTCAGTAGATTAAGAAGTAGTTATCGTTCTACCAATGTTGACGATCCTTGAAACCCGTTTAGGTATTCCAAGTAATGGAGTACCATAGCAAAGGACCATAAACCTGAAGGAAGGACTGGTACGAGCCAGATCCATTCTCATCATTGGGGCCAATTGCTTGAAACAAAGGATTTCCTCAGTTGGATCAAAGATCAAAGCACTGGTTGTATTTGGTAAAAATCTGTTTCTGTCCCTTACCAGTCCAGCAGCACCACCATCATAACCTGAAGTATGTTGGGCAATACTTACTGTGAGAATTGGATAGAATAGGGCAGTTGTATAATCAGCAGCATCTTTCTGAGTTCTGTAGATAACAAAACTTTCTGCAGGGAAAGAATTGTTTGTAATTGTGAATTTCAAATTTACAGACTGAGTAGCCGATACAGAAATTGCTGTAGTGTCCAGGATAGTCATTGCAGATTCTCCATATCTGTTTTTGGATGTAACAGCATAGAAGTAATCACCTGCACCATCAGTAAATTTAGTGGCAGCGTCAGTGACAACAGCTACAGGAGTAGATCCATCTGGAGTAATAGCTGCAGGAGCTTTTCCTCCGCCAGTTGCACCGGCATTATATACTTTACCGATCAATCTTGCACGATCAAAGAAAATGTCATTCATAATATCAACATCACCAAACTGAGTGGTAATTTTGTTGACTGATTGACCCATTGTTGCTCCCTGAACTGCTCCAGGCTGACCAACATTCACACGCTTGCTTTCGTGGAATCTCTTCACATAGTCATTGAAAACAATAGGATTCGCAAGAATTTTACTGACCATACCAAAGTTGTCATTAACAACAGCCTGAGTACCATCCTCAACCTGATCATCGTTCAGAGCTTCACCCCTGTTATCGATTACAGTACTGTCATTAAAATAACCATCCCAGTTTACAGCCAGACCACCGGTTACACCAACGTAATGTTGTTTGAAAACTCCGTCAAATTCATTATCAACCATTTCACTGTCTCCAGTAGGAAGTGACTGATTTATGGCACGAAGCAGGAATTGTGTCTTATTCTGAACCTCTTTTGCTAGGGCATTCCCAACACCTGAACCAAGGTTGACCAATGTATATGGATGAGTAACCTCACCAGAGATTCCCATATACTTAATCAGTACAGATTCCCTACGGTAGATAGAATCTGTAAACTGAGGAGTTTCACCTTCACCATTGAAGATTCCTGTCTCCAGGCCATAATCAACCAATTGGTTGTATTCTTCAACGGTATTGTAAGCCTTTTGTTTCGGAATTGACTTCCAGAAAACGATATGCTTATCACGGTTAGTTAATACCCTCAGTGTTGGATCAAGGGATTCAGTTTTCAGTGCTGCACCAGCAGTGTCAACACCATCAAGATCACGACCGGTTTGATCTCCTGCATTCATAGCCTTCATGAGATCAAATACTTTATCCTGTTGGAAAGCACCGGTTTCAACATTGTTGAAATTATAAATATCTAAATTTGGTTCCATTTTGTTAAAAATTTTAATTACGAATATTTTATAAAAATTAGTATATCGTTCCTACTTATATATATTTATATATTAAGCAGTTAAAATAACACCCTCTTTTTCAATCTCATTTTGCAGAGATTTTGAGAAAGGAGCTGAACCGGCATTAAAACCGATAAGTTCATTTTCCCATTTTGTTTTCAATTCAGGATCTTCAGCTTTTTTAATAACAGTGTCCATTAGTTTTTCAACCTGACCTTTGTTCTTTTTAACTGAAAGAATAGTTTTACCAGAATCTTCATCCTGTATTGATCCATCAGCCTTTTCAATAACATTCAAATTTTGATAACCTTTTCTCCCCTGGGGTTGATTACCAATTTTTTGAAGTTCTTCTTTCATCTGTTGATTTTCCTCACGGAGGTCCTGAACAGATTTAAGAATTTCAGCATTCCTTGCAGTTGATTCTTCTAATGCCTTTTTCAAGTCATCATTTACTTCAAAAGAAATATCTTCTTTTTCAGCTTTTTCAATTTTCGCATCACAACCCTTTTTCATTTTTTCCTTTAATCCAGCCAATTCATCAGATTTAGCTTTCAAAGCTTTTTCAAGCTCTTCAGCTTCTGCCTCAGCTTTTTTATAAGCCTTCTCCATATCATCATCTTCCTCTTCTTCTGAATTAATTTCTACTTCTACTTCAGCTTTTTCAGCCTTGGAAAGATCAGCTTCCATTTCTTTTAATTCATCTTCAGAAAATATAGTTTGGAGAGCTTTTATGAGTTCCGGATTCTCGATTTTATTATTATCGTTTTTCATTTTCTAAAATTTTAGTTACAAATATTCTTAAAAAATATCTTTAACCATAAAAATAAACATTTTTTACTTAATTAAAAAAACTTTTTAATATTATTTTTAATTTTTTTCAAAATTTCATCATTAAATGGTTTTTTCTTATGTTGATCAGCAATTTTTACAATTGCCTCTTTAAATTCATATTGAAGATTTCTCATCTTCTTATCCAGGGATTCAGTCTTTAAAGCCGCCCCATTTGTATTTTTACCTGTTAATTCTCTACCAGTTTGATGACCTGCATTCATGGCCTTATTTACAGTAATATTGAATTCTTTATCAACTATAATCCTGGTACCATCAGGTTTTGTTAGATCTAATAAATAAACAGCCCCTCCATCTGCTGAATCATCAAACTCCTGATTTATGAATGCTTCTTCATATTCCCCCTTCATAATATCCAGAAATGTATTTACATTTTTAGGAGAAGCAGTAATGGCACAATGGGTAATTTCAGCTTTAGTTATTCTTCTTGGATTAGAAGGATCTCTTTCTATTGCTTTCCCCTCAATTGAAAACCCTAATTTCCTTTTTGATCCTTCAGATTTTAACATTTCAGCAGTTTTCCATATCGAAACAGCCTTTGGATTAGATTTATATAATAATCCCTTTAAAACAAGTTCATTATTTACAACTTTAGCATCAACTGGTTCACCCACAATAAAACTATGATCTTGCTTTGCCTTATGTTCCAGATTTAAAAATCCATACCTAAGGAACCTATTTAAATCATATCCACTTGGTTCAAGGGTTTCTCTATCTGAATCTTCATCACTGGTACTTGCAACACCTTTGATAAATAATTTTTCAGGTAATCCATCTTTATCAGTTTTACCTGCTTTTTCAAATTCAACAGGGATAAAGAAATTAAAATCGTCTTTTCCTATTGTTTTCATATTTATAATTTTTCTTTTTCTAATGTAGTATCTTCCTCTTCCCCTTCCAAAGCTTCCATTAATGCAGCTTCATCTTCACTCTCTTCATTTTGTCCAATTATATTAACCCATTCATCAATTGGTATATCTGAATTCTCTAAATATTCTGCAAACCCCATTAATAATTGAGTAAACATTTCTTCAGCATTATATTCTTCTTCAGGAAAATCCTGATCATCACTCGCAAATATTAAAGCCCTTCCTAAAGTAGTAGCCCCCACATGTTCCATATAATGAGTGAATAATCCTTTTAAAGCTCCAGCAGCTCCTTTATGGATTAAATGACCAGTTCCACCAGTCAAAGCAATAGTACCCACTGTCAAAGCCAAATGTTTTCCAGCAGTTTTTAAAGCTTTCATTTCTTTCTTATCCGGTTTTTTACCACTGAACATTTTACCAATTGCTATCCCTGCCATTTTGAAATCATCAATTTCATGTTTTACAGCTTTAACAATACCTGCTCCCTTATCTTTTAATAATTTAGCTAACCCTCTTCTTGTCTCAGATCCTGGTTTATGATGACCCTCTTTAAAAAAACTTTTCTGTTTATCAGACCATCCTTTTATTTTGTTCCTGTATTCTTTTACTTTAGTAGATAATACAGAATCTTCATCTTTTTTAGATTCATCAAATTCAACCTTTTCTTGTTTATCCCTTCTATCCAGTTCTGTATTAGCAGCAGTTCTCACTTCAGAATCCTTTGCATTTTTTGCTGCAGATTGTAAAGCTCCCTCAGATGCAGATTGAGCATGTTCATGAAGTTCTTTTTTAGGTTGATCTGTTTTCTTTGAATCTTCCTCTTTCTTTCCTTTCTTCCCTTCTTTAACAGGTACCCATTTTCCTTCAGCAACTTTTTTCATTTCCCTTCCACCCCAATTCCTAACTTTTCCTATTTCTACCCTACCTTTAAATATAATATCCTCTTTTAAAACCCCGTCTTGTAATCCTTTATTCAGAATATCAACTGCTGTATCTGGTAAACCAAATTCTTGATCTTTAGTATTTTCCATATCAAATTTACTTATTCTAAATAATTTATTCACCAATGATTTAATTATTGAAGTACCCTTTTCTCCATCTCTTTGGTTATTTCTTTAAATGACCAGGAATGAACAGAGTTAGTCTTGAGCATAGTGAAATATATATTTCTAAGCTCCTGATCTGTCATGTGTTGAAATGCATGTTCGTACATAACTTTACATTTTATTATTTATAGAATCAACCAATAATTTTTGTTGCTTTCTTTGTTTAACCTCATCCAATAATCTGTTTTTATGGAATGCCTTAATTTGGTGATCTTTAACATTCATTAAAGATCTGGCAGCATAAGATTTATAAAAATCTACATCAGTTTTATAATTCCTTGATTCTCTTTTATGAATCAGAGCAAGTTTTCCTAATGTCCTACCATTTACCTGAACAACAGGCATATGGTTCTTATATTTTTTAATGAATTCAATTGCAACATCTTTATGTTTTTGAGATACCTCAATTGGATTACCATCACGATCCTCAAATGGCATTTTATCTTTAATCCTATCCAGTTTATCAATGGTTTCTTCCATCGTCCTGGAAACATCCAAGGAAAGTACCCTAGATTCCAAAAGTGGTTGAGCATATTCCCTTAATTTCTTTTCTGAAAGATTTGATATGATTACCACACCCCCTGTAAATTTAAACCTAATAGGAACATTACCAGATCCATCAGTTAATTTAATAGGTTGACCATCCCATGAAATTTCTTCCAAAGTAGTATCAGTGGCACCCTTTAACATATCAATTGCTGTTCCATCCTCCAGTACTGCATCAGCATCATCAATCATAAGGAGTTTCCCATTATGTTCATATAATGTTTTATAAAGTTTAGAAGGAGAAACTTTTCCGGTAATTTTAATGAAATCATATTGATCTTCATTTGGTTGAAGTTCTGCCTCATATTCTACCAATTTGTTACCAAATGGTTCACCTGTATCTCCATTGATTGTTTCAGGATTAGTAAGAACCTGTTTCACCCCATAAGTTTTACCAACTCCACCAGTACCATAAAACATTGCAAGTTTTGCTTCTTTTTTAGCAACCATATCCACAAACTTATCCATTACAGTATCAACTACATCTTTACCTGTTTGAGGATTTATTTTATGTAGATCTGAATCATCAAAATTCAAACCATCAGCCTCAATTAAAGCCTGGATTTCCTGTTCAATTTGACTGGCAAGATCTGGATCTGTTTCAATCTCTCCAGTTTCTTCATTTATTTCTGCAGGGGGAACAATACCACTTCCCATATTTTCTGCTGAAAATTTTTTAATTTGATCCCCTGTAAAATCTGATTGTTTGAGATATTGATATGCATTAGAAGGAGTAGTATTAATTAACCTTGCCAGCATATGTTTATTATAAATACCTGCATCGATCATCATTTTATATTTCTTGACATTAGGCATATCTGAATCTATCAATTGTTGAAGTTGTTCCACAGATTCTACCTGATCTGGAGGTGTTCCATAAAATTTATAAGATTCCCCTGTATCAGGATTCACCCAACGAATAGCCATATAGGAAGTTCCATCTTTCCTTTGGATATTAACCTTTTTTGAAACAAGTTTAGTAGTATCAAGGGCTTTATATAAATCAAATTCATCATATACTGAATCCTGTTCAATGATGTCATCTTCCTGAATAGTAATTGCTTTTTCAAACAATCCCTCTTTTTCCATTTGATCTTCCAATTCTTCAATTGTCCAATCATTACTTTTTAAAATCTCATCAGCATTTTGAATTGCCTTTTCTAAAACTGATTGAGGTATCACCCCTTGATTGTGACATACAACCAAAACCTTTAAACTTTCCTTTACAGTATTTTCTATTGGATTAGAATTATTGTCAGATTTTTCAATTTTTTTTAGTTTTTTATAATAGTCCTTATCTTCCCAAATATGATCCCTGGCAATCTCCCTTGCTATATTCTCATCATCAGTATGTTCCATTTCATGTTTGGTGCCTTCCTCACAAATCTTTTTTACATCATCTTCTGAAAGATTATATTTATCCATTACATCTTTTATAGTTTTACCATCTGCCACCCCTCCTGAAATATTATCAGGATCTTTCATTTTTTTGATTGCCTCAATCTTATCCTTATATCCTGCCTTTTCTAAAGTCCTTAAATAAATATCTTCATTAACTTCCCCTGTAAGGAAAGATTTAGTTATTTTAACAACCTCCTTATGATGAGGATATAAAATATCAAATACAACATTTTGAGAATCTTTGATCATTTTATAATCCCTTAATTCAAAAGGATTCACCCATTCAAAATCAGTATGTTCGTCATGTTGTAGGGTGATTACTGGATCTCCAGCATCATACACATTATCAAATAAATCACATCTGTAATAACAAATATGAACATCTTTATTTTTCAATTCCCCTATATGATCTAAATCTCCAGGAGTTAAATAAGTTTCTTCCATCAATTCTCTATAACCAGCCTGTTCATGTGATTCCCCTGGATCAACATGACCACCAGGCAAACAATAAACTCCAGGTTCATAAGAAGCATTCTCATTTCTTTTTAGTAGCAGTAGTTCACCCTTATTATTAAAAACCAGAACATCACTATACATAGTAACCCCTGAATTCATTGCCTTACATATTTGGTTATATTTACTTGCACTGATTTTTCCGCCTTTATACATTCCTTTAATATTCATAAAGGCCTGTTCCCTTCTTTCTTCTTTAATTTCACTAATAATATCAGATTCACCTTTGATTAGGCGTCCCATCATTTTATCAATTTTTTCCTTTTTCTTTTTAACCTTTCCCAGATCTATTAAATATTCAGAAAGAAAAGTATCATGTCTTTTTTGAAGTTTACTTTTAATAATTTCATCTTCCCCATTTTGTTCTAATCCATTCTGATATTCCTTATTAAATCTATTATACCTTTCAGCCAATTGATCTATTTCAGCTTTATTTAATTCCAATTCCTTTTCCAATTTAAGATATTCATCAATCTTATCTTGTTTAGAAATTGGACCTATAGCTTTTTTTATTAATTCTATCATGGTATTACAGATTTAATTTTTTAACTAATCCCATTGGTAAATTATAATTCTTATCCTCCGGGATATGACTAATTACAATCTCCAATTTTTTATTGTTAATAGTATCAGATATAAAACTCTTCAAAGAATCATTAAAAGATTTCATCATATTGGCCTTATCATTCCCCTCTGAATAAATTTGACTATATGAATACATATTAAAGGGAACATCAATTTGACCCTTCCAGTTTTCAGATATATAATTTTCAGGGTAACAATTAGGGAGAATTCCAATTCCATTTATGGATTTCTGGATCTTATTTTTTTCCACATTCAAATCAATTTCTTTATTTTCCAATTCAGAATTTAAAGATTTGATTATATCCTTCCCTAAAATATCTTTTGATTCTCCAAAAGTAGTAGAAGTAGACAAGGATTTTTTCAGATCATCTTCTATAAACTGATAATAAATACTATTAACCCTTTCAAGATTTTTTTGTCTGATTTCATCCTGAAAATTCATTCGCGAAAAAATTCCATTAATTACCAAATATATATATTTTGTGAACTACACATCCACACTTCGTGATGAATGTGCTTCGTACTTCACAGCAACTTGCTTACTGCTCCAAAGAGTTAGAAGTCTTACTGTCGCTCCATACGTATACTCGCAAGTCCCTTACGAGGTTTTAATGTCTTATACTGACAATACAAATATACTACTTTTGTCGCTTACATCCAAACCACTAAAAATAATTTGGTTTTACACTCAATTTATAAAAGTAATAAAAATTATCCACATATAAAAAAAAACCCCGATCAAATTGACCAAGCCTAAAACACATAAAATGGATATTAATTAAAAACATGGGGTTTGTAAAGCATTCCAACGAATCTTCCTTCCCTCAGAGTAGTAGTTTTATAAAATAGAGCGTAAAAACCCACCCATCAGAATGTGGGTGGGTAGTTCACTGTGTATTTAAGATTTGAGAATTAAGAATATTTTCATCTGATACAGCCAAAAGTTGCTTCCAGTATTTTGGCATTTTTTTAAACAGAAGTTCCATTTGTTTCTCAGACAGAAATCTCCTGCGCATATATTGGTTTGCAAAACTGGTGAGAATATTTCTATCCACCCCTGTAAAACCTACATTATTATATTCACGAATGGTTTCAGATACTTTCTCATCTTCAGTCTGGTAATTATAAATTACCATTAAACCCCTCAGAGCCCATTTTGGATTTGAACCAAGCTTAGTCCTAAGAAATTCCTTCTGTTTTTGTTTAGTTATCTTTCCCATGATTATATAGCCATTATTGGTTGATAAACTTTACTGATTATCTCATCCTTTCTAAGGATAGTTTTACCAAATACCTTCCTGAAGACCTTGATGAATTCCTTCTTTGTCAGGTGTGTGCCCCTGAAGAAGTGTTTTGCCTGGTAAATAATGATTGATTCCATTGGTTTGTGTTTTAATTAATATCCACTATAAATATAATGAAAATATCTTATATATAAAAATTATATGTAAAAAAAATCAAAAAAAATGTGTTTTTTTTCGCATTTTAACCAATTTACACCCAAAATTCCTGATCTCCAATCATTAATCTGTTCTTTTTCCTTTCCATTGGTTCATGTTCTTCAGGGAACACAAATTCTTTCTTTTTATCATCCCAAACCTTATCAGGGTGTTTTCTATACAAGTTACACCTGCAATGAGGGTGAGTACTTCCTACTACTGCTTTCCAATCTACTACTTTTAATCCATAATTAGTTCCATTAGCAATCAGATCCTCCAATTTAAATATAATAGGTTGACTTCCTACTCCTGAGGTTAAATACAACCTAATACAGTGCCTACATGCTCCATCATAAACCTGTTTATAAACTTCTACTTCTACTCCAAAATCTCTAATAAGTTGTTGAGCCCTTCCCTCCTGAAATATATTGTTATATTCTGTATCTACTATCCTTCCTAAATTCCTTTGCCAATCTCCAGTTTTATGACCAATTTCACTCACAATTGATTTTAGGGAGTCTCCGGTTTTTATACCCTGTTCCAAACTATCAGCTATCACTTTTCTTCTGGCTTCTGCTAAAATAATATTGTTTGAATCTGAAGCAACATTCTTTCCCAGATCCTTAATTTTCATATAAGTTTTATTTTTGGCCACATCCAACATATCCTTTTCCCTTTGATTCAATGGAATATATTGACCAGATTTCAAGTAATTCTGAAAATTTGAATATGTTACCTTCTTTGCTTGCAGATCAGAAAGGGCACCAGATAATCTACCCCAATAAAATGATTGTTCAAATGGTGAATAATCAGTTTTAACTTTATCAATATCTATACCATATCCTCTTAACAAATCCTTATCCATACTTGTCAAAACATCATCCCCAATATTCATCGCCCCATAAAATATATGGTTTGCTTCTATTATTTTTAAAAAATCTTGTGTCTGATTTGGTGTAAATATCATAAATTTTCTTTTTTAAAAAGGATAGGGTGATTTACCAGAATCACCCTATCACCTCACATTCCAACTTTACAAATCACATCTAATTATTAACCCTAAAAACCATGAAAAAATTGCTTCTCTGAAGCTTCTTTAATTCTTTTTCATCTTTACCATTTCTTTAGTTAGATCGTTAATGGTTTTCTGTAATGTATTTGCATAATTTCTTTTTGCTTGGTTCTCATATCCATTTATCACATTTGGATATCTTGGAGGATCTTTATAATTCTTTTGACCTCCGCCTTTGTTCTTCGGTTGTAATACCGTTTTTACTTTTGGAGCTTTAACTTCCATTGCAAATAATTTAACCCTGCCAAAGCAGCAATTACACCAATTAACCAAAAAATGGTTTTACGTTTTGATTTATTTTTTAGATCTAATTCAATATTTTCTCTTTCAATCCTTTTAATCTTCTCCTCTTTAGCAATACAATCCCTTTCAAATTCCCTGTATGTTTTTTCTAACTTTTCATGTTTAATTACCAGGGCTTTATATTTGATTTCTACACTATCCTTATTTTCAATCTTATTATATACCTTTCCACTCTCTACCCAACTACTACTTTTAGCAACATCAGTTTCTACATTAATAGTATCACTGAAACAACTATCACATGGATTAAATCCTAATTGATTAGTTAATTCAGTCATATTTCCTGGTAAAACTTCTGCACTATCAATATCCATTGAATCATTTAAAGCTACCTTTGATGAGGTATCTCTGTATTCAATTATAGTCTTAATAATGGTAGATGATGAATCATTAGGAGAGAACATCTGCATACAAGTTTCTGCTGCCTGTTCCCTGTACTTCACCATATGCTCAGGTAAATTCTTTTTAGTCATACATCCTGACAGGAAGACTAAAAATAAACCGAATGTTAATAATTTTTTCATGAAGTTATTTTTTATTCTACATCCTTTTTCCTTATGATTATAGATTTAGCATTACCCCAAGGATCTTTTGTTTTTAATACAAAACCATCTTTTGTTTCTTCTCCTTTCCAATCTCTATAACCAAGTCCAGATTCATTCAAATTATTTGCAATATCTTTAGCATCAGGTTTACTATTTTTAATCACATGTTGAACTGCCTTTATTTGATTTGCTGTTCCCACATTACCAATTTATTTAGAATTAGAATGATCGAACATTGATTTATTTTTCCAACCACACAAATTTATATTCTTTCCGTTTTAATATCAAATATTTCATCAGAATCAATGATGTTAATCTCATTTTCATCATAACCATCATAAATTCTTGAAAATAGATACCATAATTTTACTGTGTTATTCCAATCCACATTATCAAATTTGGTTTTACCAATTAATAATACATTACCACCTGCTTGGTTTTTAGCGAAATTAATAGCAGATTGTTTATCAAATGACCAAGAATCACCTAAATAATCAAAATTAATATCATCCATTGATTTAATTTTTATTGAGCGATAAATTGGTATTGGATTTGGTAATGTATTAAAAAACTCTAATGTTTCATTAACATCATTGTAAGCATCTTGTATTGTTGGAAAATAATAATCTTCTTCATATTCGTTTTCATCAGAATAGTTTGGATATAAATCCCTATACGCATCATGATATTCAATCATATCAAATACATCCTCAGTTTTTAACCCAATGTTACTAAAATATTTTGATTGCGGATTATTAATATGCTCATCAAAATATTGAGAAACATCTTTATAACCTTTAGATTTTGGTATTTTCTCAACATATTTTGAATTAATTAAATGTTTACTATGATCAAGCCCTAAATAAATCCCATCTTTTTTATTTTGAACTTCAGTAACCTTCATTTCATTGTCACCATATTTAACAAAATCACCTTCTTTAAATTCTGATTCTTCAGTGTACCCTCCAGATTTTCCATGAGGTTCTGCATACACATATTTATATTTCCCTGGAGTTCCTTCTCTGCGGATATATTTATGACCACCAGCTTTCTCAATTATATCATCCAATTGTTCAAAGGCCTTTTCTACTATACCTTCATCAATTAATCCCTTTTCAAAATTTTCATTCACTTTATTGGTCATATATGCAATGGCATATTGATCTTTTTTAGAAAGTGATTCTTTACCATTCCAAGCTTTCTCAATTTTATTATTTCTATCAATTACCTCTTGAACAAATGAATTTTCCATTTTTATTTAGAATTAGAATGATCGAACATTGATTTATTTATGTAATCTATGGAGGCAGCAGCAATTGGATTATCTTTCATTGCTTTCTCATATTCATCAAATGGATTCCAATCACCTTCTTCTCCTGTCATCTGATCTACTGCCTCATTACTTTCTGCTCCTCCAAACATTTTTGCTTGTTGAGCTTGTTGATATACAGTATTAAGAATTGTATCTTTTTCAGAATCAAATTCTCTGTGAGAATATTTCTCAAACATATCTTCCTGAGAAACAAAACCTGCATTAGCTTTCTTAACATCGTTTTCAAGCATCTCAGATTCATCTTCCAGGCTTACACCAGTCCAAATAAATTCAAACCTATCATTCATTTCTGAAACAATATATTTGTTAACCTCTTTTTGGACTGATTTAAGAATTGGTTTTAATCCTTTGTTCTTGGAATGCTCTAATCTTTCCTTTTGTCCTTGTTGACCAAATAATTGAGATTGCTGACGGAAATTATATCCAAGTTCTGAAGGATCTATTTTGAATACTGAACAAGTAATCAAAGTAAGAAATTCATTCCATAATTGAAATTCCATATCCTTATTAGAATGCTGCATATCTACCCAATTAATCTTATCTCCTTCAAATACTGGAATTTTATGTGAATTCATAACACCTGAAACTGTCTGTCTCCAGGCAGATCTAAATTCATTTAACATATCCTGATCTACTCCACCATCAATTGTAAAGAATCCCTTTGGATTACTTCCCTGTTTAAAGAAATTACCATTATATTGCATTCCCCATAACAACCAAGTAATAATCTCCATTAAAATCTCCAATTCAGATTTTCCATAACCATTCCTTCTTATATAGGTAGATTTATTTCTGGTCATGAAACATAATTCCCAAGGATAATAAACTACTGGTTCTTTTGTAATATGGTTCTTTAAAATCTGTTGGTTATGAACCTGTGCATAAATAGGAGGGAATCCGTTTTGTTTATCAAACTTTAACCTTTCAACTGATTTATCATCTATGGATTCTAATAATCTCATTGTCCCCCCATCCATACAAGTAAATCCAAGTAAATCCCCTCTTCTATTTCTTTCAATTTCAAAACATGCCTGATCTAATTCTAAAGAATCCTTAACAAGTTTCTTTATAAATATATCCAAATCATCAGTCATCTCCCATTTATTATAAGTCCCCCCATCCTCTAAAAATTTAGCAATCTTTTCGATTATCTTTTTATCAACATCTGTGAGATTATAATCCTTTTTATAACTATCAAACCTTGAAAGCTTTTTCCTTATGGTCCATCCTTCCCTTTCAAAATCATTACTAAAATTCATGAAATTCTCAATCTGTTCAATCCTGGTTGATATTACAGAATGGATAATAGGTACATGACCCATTTTCCTGAGCAGATCATATGTAATTGATTTTAGAGAGGATTTATAACCAAGGCCTGTGTAGAATTCCCTTTCCGGAGAAAATAGATAACCCTTAATTAATCCAGGAGTTTTGTTTCCACCTCCTACACCAGTTTTATCTTTTACATACTTTTCAGCTTTGATGATTTTATCAATATCATTTGAACTAACAAAATCATTAAAAAGAAGAGACTTTTCAGTCTTCAATCGATCGATTTCTCCATCAATCTCTTGAAAAGTCCTTTCTTTTTTTTCCGGTTTGGTATTATCAGGCATATTTAAAAGGAAAGAATTTAAGCAATTTCAAATTTATAAGCGCAAATTATTGAAACTCCATTTTCATCTGTAGCTTTAACAATCAATTTACATGTTCCTGTTGCTGATGGAGTTCCAGATACTTGACCTGTTGCATTATTAAATGATAATCCTGCTACTAAATCAGTTCCAGTAAGTTCTTCCATCACTTTATCACCAACACCACCTGAAGGAGTGATTGTTTTATCATAACCTACACCGTTACTTCCATCCGGTAAAGTTTGAGGAGTAAATAAGAATGAATCTTGTCCATTTTCATAAATCTCCATAAACAATTCTTTTTCTTCAGATAAGGCTTCCACATCCTTAACATTATACTCATCAACACCCAAATCTAAACCTAAAGCTATTTCTGTTTCAGATAATCCATTAGGAGTTCCATTTTGAGTATATACAGTTAATTCCTGATTCTTTCCAATTAAGTCAGTCAGGTATTCTACCCTTACTGAACTGTCTGTGTTTCTTAAAACGATTGTTTTCATATTATTGAAAGATTTATATTTCGTATGTTAATAATTATTATTTTTATTATTCACCATATTCTTTATCACTACCACCTTCTTTATGAGAAGAAATAGAAGATAAATTAACTTTAGGTTTCTCTCCAGATTTTTTTTCTTTAGTATCATTAGTGGTTGAAGTAGAAGGGGATTTTTTTGCGTCTTCCAGAGTATAAATATAACGATAATTACCGGGTGTTCCTTCCCTTCTAATGTACTTATGTCCTCCTGCCTTACTTATCAATCCATCCAATTCCCTAAAAGCAGTCTCCATCATATTATCATCAATGTAACCTTTATTAAAGTTATTATTTAGTTTATCAGCCATTTGTTTAGGACTACCAAGAATTTCATTATTCTCATTTATCTTAAACCCCAATTCTTCAGCTTTAGAAATCTTTGATCTGGCTTCCTTTAATTCTGCCACATTCTTTTCATCCCTTTCCCAATCAACTTGTTCTGGTCTGGTATACATTGCAGATTTAACAATCTTTCCTCCTACCCAATCTAATACCACATGCTTATTTAAAGATAAAATTTCTTCCTGAGCTTTTTCAAACTCTGACTTTTCATCTTCAGATAATTGTTCGTAGTTTTCAGATTTTTGGATGAGGTTGTTTATCTGACTGGTAAATAAAGAAAATTGTTGATGATTAAAAGTTTCAAGGCCTTCAGATTTGACCATTCTATCGAAATCTTCTCTTGCGATTTCTTTAGTTTCAATAATTTGTCTCATTTGGAATCTATTTGATAATACCGAAAATAGAATAATAATCCATAAATATACCAATTCCTTTTTACATACAAAAATATTTACCTATATTTTTAATCCTTCGATGCGTTCTTTATTAAAATTGTATCAAATTCCTGCCAATTAATTTCATCATAAGTTAACATTAAATGATCTCCTAAGATCAATGCTTCAATTGGAACTAAAATCAACGTATCTCTTTTAACTTCTATTTTGATTCTTGGACCATCTCCGTGAATCACAAAAAAGGATAAGAATAATGTAGTAATTACTCCAATCACTAAAAGTTGAAAAAATAATTTAATCGCTTTCATTATTCCAATTTACCATTGATATCGTGAACTACCCACCGACTAAAGATCGGTGGGCTTCATGGGTCAAAGCTCCTTCCAACGAAGACAACGTACCATGATTTTTAAGTGTATGTTCCGTACACAAATGGTTGTTTAAAGCAAAGTTTTTAATATTTATGGAAGCATTAACATCACGATTAAGAACAAAACCGCATTCAGGACAAGTCCATTTACGGTCTTTTAGTGTTAATTTTTTATTGAGGTATCCACAGTTTGAACATTGCTTCGAGCTGGGTTCAAACCTTCCGATCTTTAGAATATTAACTCCGTTCCACTTTGCTTTATATTCTAACATAGCTCCGTTCATAATAAATTTTTAACATCACTGTATTTTTTTAAAATTGAACAATCATTTATATCACATAAATACCCATCAACATGTAAGCATCCATCATTTTTATAAAATGGGCAGAAGTAACCAGGATTATCTTTTCTGAACCTATTTAAACCCCTTATAATTAATCCCACCAATAAAACTACTCCAAATATAATCAAAAATATTACCATGACTTTCCTGCTTTTTCAATTTGTTCATACGTACCAACAATATCAGTTAATACAGGCTTTGTTTTAACCAACCATTCTTGCTTTTTTCTTAACTTTTGAATTTTCATTTCAATAGCAGCAATTTCTTTAGTTCTAAAATTCTTAATATGCTTTGCAGCCTCTTTTGAAGTTTTAAACTTATTGTACTTGTAAAAACCATCAATTGGCGAACTCTGTATTACACCATCTCTAAAATTCTTTCCTTCCATTATACTTGAGGTTTTACTTTTAATTTACAAACCGGGATTTCAGTTCTTCCGTTATTTATATATCTATGAGGTATATCAATAATCCCTGACTCATATAAAGCTTTCACCATTCCCTCATTCTCAGAATAATCCTTAATGAATACTTCACCCTCTTCCTGTTTCTCATAAGGAATATTAATAGTAGCTTTTGCCATTGGTTCACCTGTTTCTTTCACCCTGAGTAAAATTGCAGTTCTTCCCTGGGGATACTTCATAAACTGAACAATACATTTTTCATTCAAAAACCATACATCTCTTAATCCTGGATCTTTCTTTTTGAATATAGTATTATCTAATTCAAGATTTTCTCCATGAATTTGAATAACAGCTCCAATATTAACTCTATCCACTATTATATTTCTATTCATCTTTTCACCTGATAATCCAGCCAATTCATATGAAAAGGATTTATTTGGATTATTCAGGGCACTCAAAATATTTTTAAATGAAAATTGTGTTCCTGTTGAACAATGATGACATGAAATTAAATTAATTGTTTCCATATATTAATAATGTTTAAAAAATTGCCTTGTTGCTAATTTGCTATCCTCTTCCGGATTTGAAGGTAACCCAAGTGAAACACTTTCTCCAAAACATTCTACACCCTTTTCTCCTATATAACAAAATCCTGCAGAAATAATTTCTCCCAGATATTTCATTCTTTTATGCTATATTACCTCAGGAAATATCACAATAGAATCAAAACTCTTTAACCGAACATATTTATATTTTACATTCATAGGGAATATTGTTTTTCAAATGAAGTTGTTTTATGTCTTTTCTTTTTAAGGAAATTAATAGCTCTATCAATTACCTCTTCTGAATCATCCCCTTCTAAATTATTACCATAAACCATATTAGGAAAATATATCTTCCATTTACCATTTTTTAAACAAGAAAGTTGGAAACTCGCATATTGAGTTTCCCTTGATAACTTTCCTAATAGTTCTAATTTCTTTTTCATTAATAGTAAAAATTTAATTCTTTAAAAACCTGAGATCAAACCCTTCCTTTGTTTGGGTAGGGATTTCCTCTTCACATTTTCTTTCATGATTTTCTGCAGGTACCCTTTTGATTAAGGCCTTCACATTATCAACCTTTTGAGCATCTGTCAGCCTGTTATCCTGGAGAATTACCTCCATGGCTTTTATGTAATCATATATATTCATTTTTAAGCCTCCCATTCTTTATATTGAAGAATCCTTTCATCATATATAATCCCATTTGGATTATTAATGTTTGAAACAGCATCTTCAATCCATCTAATACCCATTGAAAGCCTACTGACTGAAAATTTAGAAATGTCTTCATCATGGACTGCAAATAAAATATCAATCCTTCCTCCTGTTTCAGGGATTATATCCCCCATCTCATTTCTATCAGGAAGTGTAGTAACCTCTTCCAAAAATTGAGTTCTGGTTTCAAAATTTTCCATAAAAAATTCTTCAAATTCTTCAGGTTTTGAATCTCCCATTGTAGTTCCAGGCCATACACAAACCTGTTTAAAATTTTCTTTCCTTTGAATAATTTCTGTTGTTTCCATTATTGTATGTTTTATTGGTTTCTAATAATCGGAATTTCCAGGATCTTCCTCCTGTTCTTTTTCTCTATAACTTTCCATATATTTAACAGGGGTAATATTATGATATAATATAACTGTATCAACAGGAGTACCTGAATAGAACTCCTTATAATCAATTCCTGGATTATCCTTTTGACTCCAAGTTTGAACAGTTAATGTATCACCATCCTGATTTATATAGGTAAGTGTTGTGTCAGTCTCAGATATGATCTGAGGTGGTTCCTGAGCTGATAATCCCAACCCCAAGAGCAGACCTATTAATATTATAAATGATTTTTTCATGATTATTTACCTTTAAACATAAAATTTTAAATGGCGTTTATATCGGAGTTAAGGGGCATTTAAGACAGCAGCACCCCGTTGAGATAATCAATAGCCGATTTAATCGTTTCGCTGTCTATTTTACCTAATTTTATCTGAATCATGTCCCCAAACATTATAGACTCCTCTTCTGCATTATAACCCGTATCGTTATACATAAATGAATACTGAATTGATTCAGCTATGTGTTGTGCTTGTATAGTTTCAGAAAAATCCATCTGTGCAATGGTAGCAGCTATTTGTTTTATCTTTTCAACTTGTGAAAGTGATAAATCTAATCTTTGAGTAGTTGTTTCTAATAAAGATTCAGAAGCATTACATAGGTTTAATTCTGGTTTTTGGAATTGTAAAGATTTTTCTACTCTTAGTGAAATATCTTCTAAAGTTTCATATTTACTTTTTTGTTCATAAGACTGTGGCTTCACAATCTCTATCTTTATATCACCATCTGAAACAAATTTATCAAACCAACCCTTACAGAATGCCTTGATTGACCTATAATCGTCAAACCCCTTTTTATATTCTTGGTCAAAATAAATTGAAATCGAATATTCACCTGTTTTAGCTATTTCAATAGCTCTGAATAAATTACACCATAAACCAACTAAAGTTTCCATTTTGTATTGTTTTAAATTGTTAATATTAATATCCATTACAAATATACTAATTTTTCTTTATATATAAAAATTATATGTTGTTTTTTTTACAAAAAAATCATTTTTTTTACCTTTCTACTACTACTAAAGCTAAAAAAAGAGGGATTCCAACCGCTTAGAACCCCTCAACCCTTAAATTAGTATGGAAACAACAAACTAATTCAAAACCTCAACTTCCTTATATGTTAATGGCTTATCCATCACTTTTATCATCTTGAACTTTTTCCCTTTTCTGTTTTCCTTTATCTTTTTCAGAACCTTTTGAGCTATTTTTACTTCCTCCCTTGGATTTGTTTCCTTTACCCAATTCTCCTGATTTTTTTGATTTTTCATCTTCTTTTTGTTTTACTTTTTCCATTAATTTTTCAAGATCCTTTTTGATAATCTGAAATTCTTTAAACCCTTCTTTTAATACTGAATGAAGCTTAATTTCAGATTGTTCACCCAATAATACAAATACTGGACAATCTTTATATAATTCCTTTTGCTTCATATATCTCATCAATTCATCCCTAAATTCATCCAAATACATGGCAGCATCTTGAGTTACTTCTACTTCTATAATAGGAGGATATTGTTTAAATATCTTTTCCACACTTGGAAGGGAAGCATTCAAAAACATATTCATCAGATTCACCAATGAAACTTCTTTCCCATCCGGATATTTAATTATAAAATCGGATTTACCTTTTGCGATTAATCCTTCACTTTTTAAAAATTCTTTTGCATCCATTTTAAATGTTTTTAATTTCTTCCCTAATGTTTTTTAGATCTTGAATATTTGGTATTTTATTAGAAATCTCTAATTCCTTTTTTCTTAATTCTGAGGCTAATGCATAATCCTGTCTTTCTACTGCCTCAACTTTCTTCATCCTTATTTCATTGAATTCAGATACTAAAATTAATTGATCTATAAATTTAAGAATAATTTCCTTATGTTTTTCGTCCATGATTAAGTTTTTACGTTTTTACTTTTCTCTTTAACCCTATTTATTAATTTTGCCCTGAGATCATTTTCAGGTTCAAATGTAACCTCTTCTGTATGTGAAATATCTTCCACCCCTTCACTATTTATATCATCAATTTCATTCCAATTATATATAATTTTACTTGGATAATTTATTTCTTCTCCTTTTACAGCCTTCTTACTTCCAAATCCAGTATATTTAGCATAATAAGAATTCTGTAATATATTCATAAACTTACCCACATCCAATCCCCTTTGAGCAGCTACCAATCCTACTATAAATGAATTCAAATTCACTTTCCTGGTGACCTGATTAATAGATTGATTAACTAATATGGTTTGTTGAATATCAATTTCACCTTTAATATTTACCCGGATTTCTTCCCCTTCTATTTCATGTCTGATCTGTTCCAATATAGCTCTAACTTCCCTAGAGTGAGGTATTGAATGCTTCTCCCTGTATTTATCCATCTGAGTTGTTGCCAGATAAGCTAATTTCTCCAATCTACCTCTTTTATGAGCCACATCAAAATCTGTATAATCATCAGCCCATTCCTTTCTTAGTTCTGTAACCCTTTCCTTATTTGCCAGATAAAATGATTTAACCTTGTGTGTTGAAATCTGATAACCCCATTCTTCTGTAATTATCTTTTTAACCTCATTCACAGTTTTATACTGCCCAAACAATTCTATTATGTCAGTTCTCTTTACATCAAATATCCCTCCCTCATCAGGTTTAGAATAAACAATGTTATCCCATTCCCTTCTAATCTGTCCTTTTTTGATTTTAAGCTTTTGAATTTCTTTCCAATTAATCTCAACTAAATCCCTGATATCTTTCGTACAATGTATAACCTTTTTACGAACATGATTGATTGCTTGTATGCAATCTACCTCAATAAACTCCTCTGGATCTTCTTTTGAAGGCACCCTCATATACCTTTTAGGATGATTATGAATTTCATCCGTAATCTTAACCCATTGAATATAAGACTTTTGTGCAGATTCTCCTTTTTCTTTTACAAAATCTGGAATCTGTACCACCGAATTTTTCTTACCCATAATAGCATTTTAATAAACATTTTCAATAAATATAATAAAAATTTTTCAATCTGACATATAACATTTATATATAGCATCCATCCCCATACATTAAACCCCTCATTTCTTAACTCTACTAATCTATTATCTTTACGTTACTTATTTAAATCTTCTTTATAAGGCTTATCTTCTTCATCAGGACTAATAACAATATCAGTTTGAACATGAACACTTACCTGAAGCAGTTTAATTGGCCTGGTTGGTTTTACAGAGAATACACCATCCTTAAATTGAAATGTAGCCTGATAGGCATCACTCCAATATTCATCTTTTCCTTCTACCTCTTCTTCTTTAAATATAATACCAATCATTTTTAATCCTGAAACAAGATCTAATGGTTTGATAACTAATTTATCACCATCCAATTGAACATCAAGATTTACATCTCCTGCTTTTACCTGATTTATTTTTTTATTTTCATCCATAATTATTTCCTTTTAGTGTTTTTTAAAGTGATAATTTTTGACAAGATCTTCTCCTGTTTCTTATCATTACCATTCATTAGGTGCAAGCGCAGCCGACCCACGCCTGCACGCTATCCATTTAACCAATGAACCTAACCAAACTTTTTTTGCTTTCATTAAGCGTGTTGTTGTACTCGCGCATTTTTGCCACGCATCCCCACAGTTCACCTAATACGCCACTCGATTGAATTTCTTCCAGGCTTGGTTCTTTTTCAGGAAAATGTAAATCTTTAATCGTGTTCACCTTTTCGTTAATAATACTTGAGTTTTCATCCATGTAGTTTAATTGCTCTTTGAATGCTTCTAACAATTCCGCAAACTCAGGGCGGCTTTCTTTTGTACAAGCTTTTGACATTTCGTCCATTTTATTAAAGTATTGCGCCAGCACCTAACAACATGTAGCATCCATTGCGGTGTTGGCTGGTTAATTATTATTTATGCTACTAATTAAATTCATCTCAGTTCGGTGAACTACCCATTTACTAAAGACAAACGGGCTTCGGGTTTCACAGCTTTATGCTTCTCGAAAGAAGTCTTATTTATAGCTCCACCCGTGTATAGTGGATAGTCCCTACCCACTCAATCTATTTTCATAGATTAGTTTAATGTATTTCAAAAAATCTTCTTCTGTATGGTTATTCTTCATTCTGTTTATTTCAGAGTGTACCCATTGAAGATTTTCTATTTTATTATGTTGCCCCGCATCATTTGAAAGAGCAATAATATGGTCAACGCCTGCATCTAATGCAGGTGTTAAAATCAATCCTGTATAAGCACATTTATAATTCTGCCTTTCCAATAATGCTTTCAGTTCACCCCCTCTTTTCATTGTCCCAAGATGACGTTTAGAAGCGTATTGAAACCAATGTTTTTCACATAGTGTATCGCTATTTGATAGTCTATTAGTTGAGCAGTGCCTACATTGTCTTTTTGCTATTCTTTTTTGTTGTTGCTCCTTAGCCTTAGTAATGTTATCAATCCTATATTGTTCACCTTTTTCTTTACGATACTTCTTAGATATTAAGTTTACACAAGACTTGCATCTACCATCAAAACCATCAGAGGATTTTTTCTGCTTTGAAAAATACTCACTTGTAAGCGGTAATTTCTTTCTACATTTATAACAAACTTTATATTTCTGTGTATTCGTATTCATAGTTCAAATATACGGAATATTATTTAGTTTGTAAAGTTCCAGCCGATATTATCTTTAATCCTTCATTTAGAATGTTTTTTGCAGCATTTTCATCCCTATCTAAGTGATGTCCATTTTTGCAAGTCCATTCACGAACTGAAAGATTTAAGTCTTGATTTATCCACCCACAGACGTTACACGTTTTTGAACTGGGGTAAAAGCGGTTTATTTTAACCACTCTTTTGTCATTCCAATCTGCTTTGTACTCTAAAAACCTCACAAATGTACCCCAACTTGCATCTGCAATATGCTTTGATAGTTTTCTATTGCTCATCATCCCTTTTACATTTTTATTTAATGAGATTTTAAAGCCTGTTTTTAATTGTTGTTTGTGTAGTATCATTTAAAATGATTAGAACGCCTATTCTGTACTCGCAGCTACCATACGAGGTGTTTCCACATTGTCTGACTCGGCTTTAATATCCCATTGTTTTTTAAACATATAGTAACTCATACCTAATCTTTCTTGTAGCTCATCAATCATAACTAAATTAAGATTCTGTCCAAGTTCTCTAAATAACCTATGTTTCTTTTTATGTTTTTCTGTTATATGACCTTTAACATCAATCCAAAGGTCTTGATGTGGTAAATAAAAGTCTGGTGTATATCTCAAACCATCTGAAAGTTTAAATCTTTTGGGTTCATACTCCCATTTTATGTTTTCCTTTTCAAGAATCATAGCGTACATAACTTCAAAACCAGAACGCATTCTAATAAACTTACCATCTTTTTCAACACCCCATTTTCTTTTTGAGCAATTTATAGTGCCATTATTTAACCCATACTTAGAACCCGACTTACTTTGTTGTTCTTTGCCATAACAACCACAACTCTTAACTTTACCTCTTTTAAGGTCGGCATATATTTGTTTCGTCATATTTCCACACTCGCAATCGCAAATCATTTTATACCCGTGTGGGTTATTTTTCTCTATCCCAATTATAGATAACTCATTGTGTTTTTCACCTATTTTAGATTTTGCATATGTATCATTAAAGTTGCCCTTATTCCAAGTACCAGTTACAATACAACCACAACTTACTTTATGTCCGTATTTTAATGAATGAAAGAGTACAGCATAATCTTTTGTTGTTCTATTACCACAATCACACAAACAATCATACTTTTGATTTTCAATTGAATAGTTTTCAACTCTTCCTAATATTTTAACATTGGAAATATGTTTGCTAATGTATTTATCAACCATATTTTTACCACTCTTCTTACAGCCACAAGTAGAATAACTCTTCCTACGAATAGCTAAATTTAAAGCGTTAAATGACTTTACAATCTTGTTTCCACACTCACAAGTACAATTATAATTTCGGTTATCCATTGAATAATTATCAACTCTGCTGTCAATGAGTAATCCGCCAACCAAACCGCCTATATTTTTATCAACTATATTCATACCTATAAATATATAGAAAATTCTTTTTCTTCTAAGGCAATTATGTCATAGTCAGATACAAGCTGATGTGATACCTTATGCAATACATCTTGTCTTGTGTTAGATATTTTCTCGTGTATGTTGGTAACTTTTCGTTTTTGTCTTTCAAACGAACTGCCACCTTTTTGTTTACGAGAAAGATGTTTTTGTGCTTTCGCTAAATCTCTTTCATATTTCTTAGTATATCGGTTATTTTTGAATTTAATCCCATCAGAAGTAATGGCAAAGTCTTTCAATCCTAAATCCACACCACAAACAGCACCAGTCTTTTCTTTAAGCTGATATTGCTCTTCGGTTAAAATTGAAACAAAATATTTTCCAGTAGGTGTTTTGATTATACTCATTTTACCAATTTTACCCTTAACCTCTCTATGCAATTTCACTTTAATACCTTCTTTGAATTTAGGTATTGATATTTTATTGTCAACTAAAGTTCCAAATTGGGGAACAGTAAAAGTATTTTTATGTTTCCGAGATTTAAACTTTGGGAATTGTGCATTACCTCTAAAAAAGTTTAGAAAAGCTGTATCTAAAGAACGTAAAGCAAATTGCAACGTTTGAGAATTAACTTCTTTTAACCATTTCGTATCCTCTTCTTTTTTAAGTTTTGTCAGTGTGGCAGCTTGTTTGTAATAATTGTCAGATTTTTTATCCGCCTGATATTGTTCTTTGCGTTCATTTAAGAAATGATTATACACCCAACGAGAATGTCCAAAATGCTTATTTAAAAGCACTTCTTGCTCTTTTGTTGGGTAAAGACGAAATTTATATGTCTT